TGTTTTCGCAGAAGAATTGGATAAACGTTTTAGTATAACCGTTGAAGAAATGGAAAAAGAATTGAATGCAGCAATTGAAAAATCAATCAAACAAATCAAAAGTTCATTACGATTAAAAGAAATACAACTATACAAAGCCAATTATTTGGCATACGAATTGGGTCGTCAAAATATAAGAGAAGATATTATCGTATCTCCTCATGCAAAACTATTTGATTTGATTTTATCCCAAGACGATTTCATTAAGAAACAAGATGATATAATTCGATTTGTACAAGAATATTGCAGAGAACCGATGGTACCAGAATTGAAAGAAGAATCGCGTTGGTTATATTGCAAAGAAACCAATACAAAATTGGTTCCTATGATTATTCACGATTTAGCAATCGCTTTTATTATGGGTAATTATCAAGAAAAACAAGACGAATTATGTAGAGAATATGGTCGCGATGAAGGAGATTCTATTGTAGATAAAGAGAGTGGTTATGTAATACGTAAATTGGATTTTAGTAGTGAAGAAGGATATGATGAAGCTGGTTTCAAAATAAATACACATAGTATTTTAGAAAAAGATTTAGGAAGTGTTATTAGTGAGGTTTTAACTAAAAAGAAGCGTATTTTTGATGATGAAACAGACCAAACTGTATACAATGTATTTGTTGCAATATGTTCGAATCTTTCTGTTAATACTGAATTAATTGAAGAGTTCGTTTTGAGAACCTCGTTGGAAATGATTCATAACAAAGATATTGTTTTAGAAGAAAAATCATATGTCAAAAAAACCGAAAAACGATTAAAAGACAAAGGAAAAACAAGCCCTCCTTTTCCTATTTACAAAAATCAATCTATTATTACAATTGTTGGTTGTGTTATATTAGTGGGAATACAATGTGCTATACCATCCATCAGAGTTCGCAAAACATATCCTGGATGTGTTCGTTCATTTGATGGTTATCCATTAAGTGGTGGTGTAGAAGATACATCCGGCATTCAATATATTGCATGTGTATTGGATTCTATGAAAATCAAACAAAAACAAAACGATAACACGATTCAAACAAATCCTTGGTATTCCATTCAAAAGTTGAATCCTAAATCAATCGAGCAACGTATGATGGATGTACTTGATAAGTATATTAATAAACGTAATGATATTGTTGAATTATATACCAAGAAAAAGGAATATTTGATATTGGAACCCAGTGACCCAATACCAGCAGAACATAATATACAAAAATGGAAACATTTCTTACCACCAATCGTCGAATTTTCTGTAACAAAAGGTCTATCAAATGTAACGAATGATTTTAAAAATGATTTATTAGAAACATTGAGAAAAGGCCACAAAGACCAAAATGACTATATTCATGTTATCAAAAACAAAGTAATATCATTCAGTTTTGGTGTCATTGAAAATATAAATAAAATAGTTCATCAAAAAAATCTGTTATTACATACAGCGTCGCGTGTACCATTCTTACAAAATGCATGTTGTAATGAAGCCGGTAAATCATCGAATCCAATTGCTTATTTTGCGGCAGACGAACCATTGATATTGAACTATATACAAAGCGCAAAATCATGTATTGCATTATTGAAAGACGTGAAAGAATTATCCAAAGCAGCAATACTATATCATACTGATTTCACTGGTATTGTATATCCACCAGTACCAGAAGGACATTTGGAATCCAATATATACGCTGCATTTATTCACTATTGCAAATTTGACCGAAATGCCCCTGTTCCAGAAGATTTACGCGCCATTTGCGGTGAAAAACCTACCGAATACAACGCACTTTGGTCATTGGAAGAAAAAATAGACCATTTGAAACGCCACGGAAAACGATATACATTGGATGATTTATACAATTTAATGAATGTAGTAGAAAAGCGTAATACAGTTGTTATTCATGAAAATCCGGTTACTTCTGAAATTAATGTTTTAAAAGACTTACTTGGGCATATGGACAATGAATCCACCACATTAATTGAATATCCATTACGTAAATTATTAGTTGAAGTATTGGAATCGTATGTTCCCAGAAAAATGATGAAAGAAAATTTGGAAGATTTGCGCGAAAAAAGCAAAGAAGTGTATAGATTACGTAAATATTTGACTACTACCAATAATAATTTGTTGGTGGAAATCAACCGGTTTCTCAACAACTATGCATCCAATATTAGTGGCAATGAAAAAACAAAAATTAGCGACTTTTTAATGAATATACACGAATGGCAATCGGATGCGAAAATGAAAGACACTGGGCTATATTATGATGAACAATTGTACACTATTACAAACTTCATTAAAAATTCAATGAAACAAATGACCAATGTATATCCAAATGTCATTATAAATGGTGTCAATCCAATTAATATATCAACAAAATGGGGAAACCATTGGGGATTATCATCCTATCACGAAGGTGATATAAATAGACATATTAATGAGTATTTAGTTGATTTGGATAAATTTAAGGGCGACAGTATTTTGAATCAATATTTATTGAAATTGCAAAACCGTATTATTGATTTAAATATGTTTATTCAACATATTCCAGTGGAAACACCGGTTCTCAAAAATGGAGATGTTTATTTTTCATTGTTCGATAAACAAACTACGTATTTATTGTTTGTCTATTGCTGGTATTCTATATTACATGAATATATCCAATGTGTAAATGACCCAAATCTATTGGACATGGATATTCAGGAAATGAAGCGCAATAAACGTAACGATATCCGAGAATCGCAAAATACTTCGAATTACATTGCATCTGTTATACCGGATGAAGATGTTGACGAAAGTGATGCAAATACTGAATTGATTCAAATGGAAATTCGTCGGGCGGATACGCGTGAATTGAAAGACCGAGTTTGTAATTTGTTATATGCATTTTTGAATATTGAAATGAAGAACAAGAAAGTATTAGACCGTTCTTACAATGAAATCAGTCGCCGAGTACGTAGGTCAAAAGAAGAAGAAAAGAAAACCATCACCGATTATTTAGAGAACATGGAAAAAGATGAACGAAAAGTGGAGGATATGATTAAGAATTTCAAATTAGGTAGATGGAACGTAGGAACACAAAAAGGTGTTTTTATGTATGACAAAGGAACATATGACCAAGAACGCGAAGCCAATTTGTTACGTTTTGCACAAGATTTGGAAGGAAATGTTCAGGGAGAAGGTGAGATTAACGAAGAAACCTATGATGTAGAAGATTTAGAACGCTATGATAACCAACAAGTTGATGATTTTTATGACTATGAAGAAAACGCGATTGCACATTTTGGTGTAGATTATACGGACGAAGGTTATTATGGAGATGAAGTCGAAGAAGATTTTAGCGATGATTCGTAGATGCTATTTGTATAAACAATAGAGTTTATACAAATTAATTGAGTTGTTCGTTTATAATTTTCGGGATTTTACTAAATACATTATTATCTTCATTCCCAAGCATCATCATGTTTTCTTCGACCAATTTGCGCTTATTATTTTTTTCTTCTACATTGGGCTTATTATTTTTTTCTTCTACATTGGGGTTTAAAGATTTTATTAATGATTCTAAATTTTTTACTATTAAATTAATATCTGGACATGTTTGTATTTGATTGCAACAATAAAAAGCGATTTCATACAATCTAAATAAAAATAATTCAAAATTTGGGTCCTCACTATAATAATTACACCAAAAAATCATTCTTAATATCATTAATCCAAATGAATATATATCACATCTTTTCAATAAATCAATTTTACCATTTTTTTGTACAATTGAAGTATATTCTTGTAAATATGTATTGACATTTTTATTTATTTCACTTTTAACTTCATCTGAATATTTTTCATTTTTATCAAAATTATATTCAAAAAAATCGATTACAATTTTTTGCGGTCCAGGATACATTTCTGCTTTATAAACAAGATTGTTTGTTATTCCAAATGTTTTTTGTCTTATCAATTCTTCCTTATAATAATTAATTTTGGTCATTAAAAATTCATTAAAATATTTATTATACTTAAAAGTATAATCAAATGGTTCACTAATGAAATCTTCCAAAAATTGTATATTTTCATGATTCATATTATTGCAGTTAATTCTGTTACTTTCACAACTTTTATTATATAATGTTCGTAATAAATTAATATTCATATTTATAACTGGTTTATCATTATTTACATTATGATAAAAATACGTATAAACCATAATAGATGGCCAACTAAAATAAAAAAAATTATATGGCATACCTAACATATTATTTCCACCCATATCACGAAGATCCGCTAAGTCAATTATTTTACCTTTATTTTCATGTACTACACAGTTTGATGGTTTGATATCATTATGTATTAAATTATTATTTTGTAGTAACTGGATACCTTTTGCAATGTTTAATAGTATAGAAATATTACTAACTACATTTTTTGGTTTATTCTTAAAAACATCTTCAATTGTGCCCATAGCTTTGTCAGATAACAACATTGCTTTACCAACAATATCTGTTTTACTAAAACCGGAATACCATTTTGGTGTATAAATACCATCATTTAAATATTTTTCATCAACCTCGCATTTTGCAAAAGGGATAATAAAATATTCTTTAACGTTTGGTATATTTTTTTTTCTCAATAAATCACCGGCATTCGATTCTTTTTTTACTGTTCCAGATTCATCTATTTCAATCTTTGATATAAAAAAATGTCTTTTTCGTATATGGTCGTCTTCACATGGGATTCCAGGATTTCCAAGAGCAACACCATTAGCTCCGATACCAAACAAGTCACCTCCTTTATTGATTTTTCTATTTTTCTTAGTAATTTTCTTCGATTTTTTTCGTCTACTGTATTTTATCTTTATAGATTTTTTTTTCATATATACTATTTTTAGAAATTTTTTATCTAAATGATATTAGTACCCTATTCATAAATTAACATACAAAGAAAACATTTGTATCTATTTAATCAATCCTACATTTATAAAAATACAAATGAATAGATTTTTTTATCACATTACTTTATAGACTGCAATGACAAAATCCGATTCAGACATTTTTGAAAAAATAAAAAAAAATTTTATCAAAAATTCGATTATAAAAAATTATGAAAACATGGAATTGTATTTTTCTTTCTATTTATTCAATTTGAAAAAAAATAAAATTATTCAAGAAGAAAAATACAATTCAATAAAAAATTTCATTAAAAATTTGTATTCAGTTTTATTCAATTTAGCTAAAAACAAAAATTTAATGAAAAACATGATTGAGTCCATAGAAACAAATAATAATCATACATTTTTTGAAGATGAATTTTTAAATAACTCGCAACCCACTACTTCACAAAAAAGGAATAATAAAACACGGAGTAAAAAAAGCAAGAAAAACACTCGAAGTAGAAGTAGAAGTAATTCATTAAAAGGAGGAAGAGTATATCCCGAATCATGGTCATCATCAAGTCAAATAAATCAACCCAATGATGATAACAATGATGCATTTGTGAGTCCAGAAGAAGCACAAGAAGCAGCAGCATTAACTGGATTGATGCAACTGGTAGAGGAACTTGGATTAGAAGAACAACAAGATACAATTATTTATAATGATGACGACCTAGAAACCCGTTTTCGAAATTACAACATTATTGAAGAAGAAAATGTAGATATTCTTTTTTCATCGCTCATGCAATTCAGAAACGGAAATTTTGACTTCGCGAATTCTCCCATGAGTACATATGAACCTATTTATGTTAGTTACATGAATATAAGTATAAGACGCGACACTCTGTTAGATAGAATAACAATAAGTTTGACTCGTGAAGAAAAACAAGAATTACGCGATTTGACTTCTATTGACAATAAAATAACTTCATTTTTTAGACAAATAAATGGATTCACAATAACACATACTAGACCAAACACACTACACGTTGGACATGAATTAATAGAAGTAAATATCGACTTAGAATACATAAGACGTGCTATTTATGAAAGAAATACAAACAATGAAGATGTAGGTAGAAATAATAAATATATGCTAATATATTGGTTCATGATAATATTCATGTTTTTGTATTTAGAATATTTGAAAGTCGGGCATCCACGTAGATAAAATCTAATGTTCAGCAGCTAATGATAGTTTACATAAGAATTTTTAATAATTGAATATAAGCAAAAAAATAAATTGAAATATCATCTGTTTTCAATTTATTTATGGATTCAGTTTTATATCGTATTTTTGTATTCACCTACATTGATTATTTTTTCATACAATTTATTGTATTCATCGCTGTTTATTTGCATTTGTTTGATTGATTCCATTTCTTCTAAAATTGTGTTTTTGTAGTAAATATCATCCTTAATTATGCTATTCAAAACCTGATTGTTTTTCACAAATTCGTAAAGTTTATTTTTATTTTCAAAACTTGTGAATAACAATTTATTTTTCATAGGTTGTAATAAGTATTTCAATGGCGTTATAGGATAATTATTGATTATCAAATTCATTTTGTAATCGATTTCATCCAATAAATATTTCAACGTTTCTTCTTTCAATAACGTTTGTTCATTGTTCAAAAAATGGTGATGATACCATAGTATACTGTAACATAAATATATATTTGATAATATGTCAGACATGTTTCCAGATAACATCTGTTTTGACTTTATTTTGCCACCTAATACCGCAACGAAATTTGAAAGTATACTGAATTTCAATGTAGTAGTGTCGATTCTATTTTCAATTTTACTGGTTGTCTTTATTTTGAATAGCGATACATAATTACTACATATTTCATAAAGCATTGAATCGAAGTTCTTATGAAATTCATTGAGTTGATTGTTTTGTATACTTTCAAATATTGGAAAAATATATGGATGACTTTTATTCAATCCTTGACCAAAAATGATAAGCCCACGCGTCAACGTATTTGAACCTTCTACTGTAATACCAACCGGCGATGCATTATAAAATTTTGTGAAAAAGTTATTTTCACCGGTGCATATAGCACTCCCAGCATAAATGTCCATACCATTATTCAATATAGTTCGAGCTCTCTCAGTCGTTTGTTGTTTCATTATAGCGGTTATGACCGAAGGAGTTGAACCACTATCTAAAATATGATTTGTAAATTGGACACCACAATGAATTATCCACGTATTCAAGTACATATCAACAAATTTCTCTTTTACTGCCTCCATATCTCCAATATTCATTTTGAACTGATTACGTAAATTTATGTAGTTCAATGTCGCATATGTTATGAATTTAGATGACCCGTTTGCAGTAGCTGGTAAACTCACTCCTCGTCCAACCGCTAAACATTCCATTAACATTTTCCAACCTTCTCCTATACTTTTCTCACCACCAATAATTTGCGAAGGGTCTATATAAACTGTCCCTTTTATTGTACCATTTGGAAAACCAGCATTATTTGGATTATGATGAGTATTTGTGAGATGTGGATAATGTTCTTTCTGAATCAGCGCCAAGGTTATTCCACTTTTTTTACTTTCCAATACGTTGTTTGGGTCGGTCAAATTAAATGCGATTCCCATTAAATTCGATACGGGCGCCAATGTAATATATCGTTTGTTCAATGTGATTTTGATTTTGATTTTTCCATCAACTAATTCGACTATTCCAGTGTCTATTTTTCCAACTGCGTCACTACCATTATGTGGACCAGTCAATCCAAAACATGGTATGAATGTACCATCCGAAAGTAAAGGTAAGTAGAAATTCTTTTGTTCTTCGGTTCCGTAATGTTGTATTAATTCTCCTGGACCAAGTGAATTCGGTACCATTGTAACTACACCCAATGATGGATTGTATGACGATATCTTCGACAATATTTTTGATTGTGCGGTTATTGACATACGATTGCCATTGTATTTTTTATCAATAATCATGCTTAAATATCCATTATTTCCTAAATGTTTTAATTTGTTATGAATCTCTTTATCTGGGTACATTTTCTCTTCACCAAACGATTCTAATAAATCATTTGTTGAGTCAATGAATTCTCTTTCTTTTGCCGTGATTTTTTTCAAAGTGGAAGAATCGTACAATTGTTTGTAATTGATTCTACCTTTGAATATTTCTCTGTCAATTGATACACCACCCGATTTCAGTGCAATTATTTCAGTGTCTGAAATTTTTGGTATTATTGATTTTACTTTACTGAATAAATACTTGTACATTCAATCACTTATAATATCTAATTATAGAAATTTTTATATAGTTTATGTAATTTAGAAAAATATAAGTTCTCGATAATCAAATATTTTTATCCAAATAATATAACTATTACTTTCATTGAAATGTACAATTTAAAGCAATTTGTAAGAATTCATAAAATAAATTTCGCTATTTTATTGTTTTTGGTAATGTTCTCCATTGTCCATTATTTGAAACCAGGATTTATCTATAATAAAGATGGGGGTTTCCGTCCATTTGGTTTAGGATATAGACACAAAACAGTTGTTCCAATTTGGGTTGTTGCCATTCTACTGGCAATACTTTGTTATTTAGCAGTTTTGTACTATTTAATGTATTTTTAAAACATGAAAAAAGTTCATAATAATTATATTTAGAATAATTATTATGTATAATGGAAAATCCAAAATTAATTGATCCAAACATAAAATATTACTTGTATAATACATTGCAAAATTGTCATACAACCCGCGTTCAAGTGTATACCACAATATTCAATGTGGTAGTTTTCATATTATTCGTAGCATTTATAGGCGGTACATTGTATTATTGTTATAAACGAAAATTGACTCCCTATGAAAAACACCAAAAAATGATTCGAGAACAAGAAATTATTATGTCTAAAATTCGATATTATCAGAATGAACGGGTTGGTATGAAGTCAGGTGCAACATCGTCATATATTACCAATCTTCCTGCTATTGATACCCCATATTAATAGAGAACATTTGTGTAAATTCTTTGTAGAGTTATTGTATATTAGTAAAAAATGAATATTATTCAAGATAAAAGAGAAACAGTGATTCGTGAGAACAATACTGCACAAGAAAAATTAATAAATATATTAGAAAGTCATGAAAAATCAATAACTGAATTGATTGTAGATGAATCGTTACATGGTGAATTGGATTTGTCTATTTTTGATGACATGGGTTTTCATAAAATAAAACATTTAGATTTAGGCGAAGGTGAAATTACTGGCATCGTAAATTATCCAGAATCATTGCAGGTTCTCAAATGTGCCAATAATTTATTGACCGAGATAGAAAATTTACCAAAAGATATTCTTGAAATTGATTTCCAATACAATTATTTGTCCCACGTAGATTTCAAAGGATTAAACAAATTACATAAAATCAATATTTCCCATAATAAAATTATTGACATTGAGAACCTTCCACCTAATTTAGAAGAATTATATTGCGAAAACAATAATTTGAAAAACTTAAATCTGGTAGAAAATAACAAATTGCGTGTATTGCATATATCCCACAATTCCAATGTAATTATCGAAAATGTTCCTAAATCCTTGGTTGATTTAAAAATGGAAGAGAACCCATTTAGCGAAGTTACATATCAAGAAATGCATCCCGAAGAACGAGAACATCAACTAGACGATAAGAAAAACTTTATAGAAGCTGTAAATGAATTTTTGAAATTGAAAAAAATGTACGAATACTTACTTTATGAAAACAAAAAAGATGTATATGATTCTAAAAAAACGATGAGAGGTAAAAATACTGCACGAAAGTTGGCACAGCAAGTTAAACCTCGTTGTATTAATTGCCATCGTCCAGTGGGTACTGTTTTTTCAATAAAAAAAGGAGAATATACTGCAATATGTGGCGATACAAATGCTCAAACAAAATGTTCTCTAAATATAAAAATTTTAGGAGGCGGATATTCTAGTCACGATAATATATTGTATTTATTTCGCGAGGAAGTTGAAGAATTAAAAGAGAAAATAATTACACGTAAATTGGATACTTTATTCAATTATGTAAATGAGAACAAAGCCATTTCTATTTTCAAAAAAGAATTGGAGGATTATAATTTTACAAATTCAATGTATAAACAGTTATATGAAAAGAATATTGAATTATACAGTGACCCTATTCGTAAAGAATTGATTGTAAAAAAAGAGAACGAAATATCAAAATTGATGGAAACCATGAACAAATTATTAGAAGAATATGAAAAAACAAACAATAAAGAAATATTGAGAAATGCTCTTGAAATTCAAGTCAAAGAAATCATTCCTGAAATGGAGAACTTACGTAGATTGAAATACGAATTAATGGAAATGGATAATATAACGATTAATGCCGGGGGGTTTGGAAAATCAATCATTGACGTTAATTGTAAGTTAGTACAACGATATGCAAATTTATCAAGATATGACCATACATTTGGAGAAGAACCATCAGTTGTTAAATTTGTGAAAACTGGAAAATAGTTTTTGTAATACATTTTATAAAAAATATAAAGATTAATTCATTATTTTTATATCAAGATGAGAACATTTTATTTATTACATGTATTTTTCGTATTTCTGTATACATTGCAAAAATCATTTTCTATTAAAAACCCTGTTGCTACTACAAAACCAATCATCGTAAAACCAAAAATTAATTTATGCAATAATTGTAAACACTACATTGAAATATTATATAAAGAAAATACATTAATTGGTAATTATTATGGACAGTGTGCAAAATTTATGGAAATCAATAATATTACTGGTGAAGTTGATTTTTTAAGCGCATTGATTGCACGCAATGACGAAACCAAATGTGGACGAAATGGGACACTTTTTGAAAAAATAGAGATGTAAAAACACAATAATATATAATTTATTATAAAAATAATTTAAAATAAATATAATGATAAATTTAATGAATAATCTTGAATTATTACAAGTATATCAATTTGATAATAAAATTAGATTAGGAAATACTCATGATGGTGGCTATGTAATTGGTGTGTTGAATGAAAAATATGATTGTTATATTTCAGCTGGTATTTCAAACGAAGAAAGTTTTTCAAGAGATTTTATCAAAAAATATAATATGAATGAATATAATTCATTTGGGTTTGACGGAACAATTGATAATTATCCATATAATTATACAAAAAATATATCATTTATAAAAAAAAATATTCATTCATATAATGATGATGATAATACTAATTTACATCCGTTGATTGATAAATATGAAAATATTTTTTTGAAAATGGATATAGAAGGTGGTGAATATAATTGGTTATCATCGATTAGTGATGAACAATTACAAAAAATTAAACAAATAGTGATAGAATTTCATGGAATTACAAACGATAGTTGGGGTTGTAGTTATGATGGTAAAGTGAAATGTTTAGAAAAATTAGCAAACACACATTATATAATTCATGCACATGGAAACAATCATGGATATGTATTTAATAATATTCCAGATGTAATTGAGTTAACATATGTAAATAAAAAATATTTTGATAGTGTTCCAAATTTCAATACAAGTCAATTACCATCTCCTAATCTTGATAATCATAATAACCCAAATAACAATGTAGATATTAACCTGAATGTATTTCCTTTTGTAAGATAAATATTGCATTATAATATAAATTTTATAAAATTATAAGTTTATAAAATCACTATCAACGATTAGCTTTAACAGTCGCTACACTTTCACAGTCGCTTCGCTTTAACAGTCGCTACGCTTTAACAGTCGCTACGCTTTAACAGTCGCTACGCTTTAACAGTCGCTACGCTTTAACAGTCGCTACGCTTTAACAACTATTATAATTGGTTACACCATCCCAACTTATTCCCCAATTAACTGCCCATTTTTTTTTAGCACAAATAGCAGTTTGACCTTGTGTACTCCATCCATCATCTGTAAAGTTTATAGTACTTGCGCCACTTGTCGAGTTTCCATTTGTGCCCGGAGTATATGTAGGAAATGTATATGTATTATTAGTATCGTTTATTGTGCTTTTCATTTGAATCGAATTATTGGTGTCATATAAACTACCTATATTTTTCTTGTCATTGCTTGGTATAGTGCAACTTTTACCATCTGATGCAATTGTCCAAAAGTCAGGACAATCATTTGCAACTGGTGGAAATACAGTGGCTTTGTCTTGATATTTCATTGCAACACCAATAATTGTTAAAATTAAAATTAAAAGTATAATAGCAATAACTGTTACTATAATATAAAATAATTCCATTTGTTATAGTATAATATAATAAATGAAAATAATATGTTCTAAATTCATTCTAAATAATTTAGCTAATACTATCTAAATTATTTCTACATCAACATTATATAACGAATATGTCATTATTAACTCCGGATAATATTAATAATATAGGAACTATTATTAATTTAGATAAATACAATGGTCGTGTAGACATTATTCAAGAACCGTCCATCGAGGAAAAGTTCAAAATGCAAGAACGTATTGCAGGAAAGAACAAATCAACTACCTATCATGAAGCATTAAGTGGAACATGGGAGGACAATGTTTTGTCTAAATTATTTTTTTCAGCGGAAAACATCCAAATCATTCAAAACGGTTTACGTGCAGGTGTATACAATATTTCTAAACAAAAATTTGTTATACCACCACAAAACATGGATAATTTGAAAATTATTATGAGAAGTACTTACTTACAATACGCTGAGCATTATCCAGACCGTATTACCGAGCAGATTGAACGATTGAATAAAATTGTATTGGATTACTGCGTTCCATCGGTTTACAATGAATGCATTGCTTATTTGAAATATACCCATGACCAAAGTAGTTTAGTTATGCCATTTGAACGTCCATTGAATCATGATAGACAATACAAACAATTGGAATTGAAACCTTTTATGTAAAAAAATTACAAATTTACAAACTACAATACAATGTGTATCTATTTACTTTTACCAACTACTTTGACTACCTTCCTGGTTTTAGCGCCTCCGCCACCAGAAGTCACACTACTACCACTTTGTATTTGTTCCCGGCGTTTTTTGTATATACCATATTCGCGTTCAAATTCATCCAGCTCACTCAACCACATTTTCTCCAATGTAGTTGCAGTCAATATATTCAACTCTTTTTCTGTTTCCTCTTTTTCTTTCAAAATACTTTGAACATTTTCTTGGGTTACCGAATCCATCGGCATTTTAATCAAATACTTGTAATCCCCTTCCAATTTATCAAACTTACGTGAATCCATTAACTCAGTTACCTGTTGCGCGTTTTTACGACGTAAATCGACTACACCTTCCAATGTTTCTAAAATGTAACGAGCACGATTTGATAATTTCATCAATTTCTTTTGCATATCTTTGATAAGCGCAGCCTTGCGTTTTCCATATATATCCAATCTTACTCCATAGAAGTCATCAATGATCTCACCCACATTCGCATACTTATGCAATTTGAATTCATGATTGAACATATGCATATTTGTGGTACTCAACGATGTAGTAAGTTTCATCATTTTTTCCAAATCATTGACCCCCGTTGTAGCATCCACGGATTGTTCCAATTCAGCCAATCTGCCTTTTGGAAATACAACGGTTATATCAATAGACACTTCTGTGCATAATGATGTGAAATCTTTAATACTTGGAGGAATCTTTTTACCTGCTTTATCTACGCCGCCGTCCAACAATCCTTCTAAAAATGTGATGTATGGCATGGTCCATGTTCCTACTGGTAATTCGGTAATACGAATTTTATCTTCACCTATTTTCTCATACAACCCTTTTACTAAATATTTATTGTCCGCGATTTTTCGTATTGTTCCGCGGAATCCTTCATAATAAGGAATGAATTCGCCACCTACATATTCTGTCTTGTTCAATTTCGATTTCAAATATTGAACTACGTCTTTTGGATTATATGCCGGAATACTGGATGAGAATCCTGTACCAATGCCTGAAATACCATTGATTAATGTAAATGGTATAATTGGCGCATAAAACTCTGGTTCCACTATTAAACCGTCATCATTGATATAGTTCAATACCGCGTCATCTACATCTGGGAATATTTTTCGGGTAAGTGGATTCAATTGTGTAAATATATATCTTTCACTCGCACTGTCGTCACCACCATGTAACCTCGTTCCAAATTGTCCATTCGGTTCCAACAAGTTAATATTATTGGACCCTACAAATGTTTGTGCCATATTTACAATGGCTCCGTTCAGACTGGCTTCACCGTGGTGATATGCGCTATGCTCGGATACATATCCTGAAAATTGAGCGACTTTTATTTCTGATGTCAATTTGCGTTTGAATGCGGAAAACATGATTTTACGAAGTGATATTTTCAAACCATCCATCATATTTGGAATGGAACGTGCGCAGTCATATGTACTAAAATGTATAAGTTCTTGGTTCATGAAATCTTCATATTTTACTTGTGGATTGCTTGTGTCTAAATACAATGTTTTTTCATAATTTTCTAACCAGGTTTTGCGGTCATCTGCTCGTTTTTTATTGAAAATTTTATCAATATTATCATCACTTGTTTGGCCGTTATAAACGAAATCGACAATCTTTTTATTTGCAAAATATTCTTTGAATTCTGCGGAGGTGGATGTTCCTAAACCCTTGAAATATTTGATATTCCAACTGTCAATATTTCCACCCATGGTCTGTTTCCATTTATCATATTCACCTTCGTTGTAAAACACTAATATTTGTGAGCCTTTTTTGGCACGTAATATAGGCGTATTCATGAATGATATGAATCCTGGAATATGAACAAGGGATGCCCATTCACTATGAAACAAGTTGATACATAAACCCTTGATATGAGACCCATCTAAATCCTGGTCAGTCATAATCATGATTTTACCATAACGCAAATGTTGATGAACATCAGCGATTGTTTTGTATTGACGGCCAGTTTCTAATCCTAATATTTTTTTGATATCTGATATTTCTTTATTTTCACTAATTTTTTTGATTTGTTCACCACGAACATTGAGAAGTTTTCCTTTCAATGGATAAATACCGATTGTATTTCTGTCATCCGCAGATAAGCCCGACACAATACCAGACATAGCACTTAATCCCTCACATAAAATGAGAATGCAATCTTTGGATTGTGCAGTTCCACTATGATTAGCATCAATGAAATTATTGATACCACGAACAGTCTTGGTTTTTGACCCATCGGTTTTCTTTGCTAATCTATTTTCTTTGGCTTCTGTTAATGAACATGCAGTATCCATAACACCCATTTTAGCAACTTTTTCAATAAATGCGTCGGACACAGAACAAGTCGAACCGAATTTAGATGAAGGTGTATTCATGAAATCTTTGGTTTGACTATCAAACGCTGGATTTTCAATATCGCAACGTAGGAATATGATGAGCTGTTCTTTGATGGAATTGGAATTGACTTTTACCTTTTTCTTTTTCTCAATATAATCGCATAGTTTACGGATAATTTGCCCGCAAATATAATCCACATGCTTTCCGCCTTTGAATGTGCAAATACCATTGACAAACGAGATTTGAACAAATTCTTGTGTAGGAGAAATTGCAACGGCGTATTCCCAACGTTCATCGGGCATTTCATAGACACGTTTTGATTCATCTTTTGTACCAATGTACATATCAATATATTGTTGGAAATTCTTCACAGGGATGGTAGCACCATTATATTGTATTTTTATCTTTTTAACTGAATGGTCAGTGACAGCGCCAATATCATAAACACGTTTTTTCAAAAGAGCCATCATATCGGAGGTTAATCCTTGGATTCCCAAACGACGGTAATCAGGTTTGAACGAAACTTTTGTATATGGTTTCGATGAAGATGTTTTACTAATAACTGGCGGAGAAATTGTATCTAAATTATTGTGAAATTCTTGGACATATTTCAGACCGCGAGTATGGTCGACAGTTTCAATGCGTCCATATGTAGACCAAATCAAAACCAGTTTGAATCCAAAACCATTCTTACCACCAACAATTCTTTTTTCATCTTTATCATAATTTGTGGATGTGCGTAAATGACCGAAAATCATTTCAGGAATCCACATATTATTTTCAGGATGTTTAGCAATATCAATACCATTTCCATCATTTGTAAGAGTAATTGTGCCATCTTCTGCGATATCAGTTTCAATGTAAGTTACATATTTTTTATCCAATAAGTTGGAGTTAATGACACGAACAACATGGTCGCGACAGTTGACAATACCTTCATCAAACAATTTGTATAATCCGGGAATATATTCAATATGTTTTAGTGCGATTTTATTAGTAGCATCATCATATACCCACATTTCAGCGTCGACATTTTCAACGGAGCCAATATATGTATCTGGATTATCCAAAATGTGTTGTTTATCAGTTTTTTGCTGATATTGTTTAGCAAGATTTGTAGTAGCGGTAGTTTTGGATGACATGATATATAACAATTTATACAATATATGTTTATGTATATTTACATTCAATTTTTCACATTTTACAATATGAAATTTTATTCATCATATAATGTATACATAATATGAAAATCAAAATGATAATGCCAAATGATATTGATAAATATTGTGCATGTAAAAATGCTGAAAAAGCTGCACTATATAATAAGTTGGTAACTGGTGGAAATGACCCAACTATTAGTAAAAAAATGAAATATGCTTCTTATGTAAATACAAGCCGTACCAATTATGTTCCATACAATTCATTGGACAAATGGTTCAAATAATTCCCTATAATTATTTAGCAAATTTTATATAAACATTATATATATAATGAAACGTCCAGTTCGTCAAGAAGATGGTATGTACCATATGAATGGTAAAAAATTTCCAGAATTATTCGGTTCCCGCGCCCAAGTATGGAACGGAACTGCTTACAAAACAAGTGGTGGTCTTACAAGATCACAACTTATGATGAACAAATGGGGTAGAATTGTTTCTGAAAAGAAATACAAGACTGCCAAGAAAGAAAAACGCTTACAAAAATATGGCTTCTTTGCCAAGAAAGGAAAGTTTGGTTATGTAAAAAGAAGTACCAGAAGAATGCGCAAAAGTATGAAAAAAGGAGGTGACTCAGAACAACAAAACCAACAACAACAACAAAACCAACAACAACAACAAAACCAACAACAACAACAAAACCAAGAACAAAATCAACAATAAGCTAATGTAACAATGAATTTATAAACTTATCATACACTTTTTTTATAATATTATGACCATATTCGTTATAATGTTTTAATACATCTTCATTCATAAATAACGTTTCAATATCAATGTCGGGATATAATATTTTGATTTCAATCATTGGATTCAAAAATGGAATGGAATATTTAATGCATATATTTTCAAGAAATTTTACCAATTCATATCTTTCACCATGTTGATAACTATATATATGTGAAACAATTATTATTTTTTTACCAATAAGTTCTCGTGTTATTTCTAGTATATCATCTTCTATTTCTTCGTAAGATTGTTTTCTTACAATTACATTATCTTTATCTGGAATATTATATTCTGGATTACCTGGGTTAGCTGCAATATTATGAAGATGGATATTTTCATATTGATATGCTATTTTACTCGCAATTTCTATGAAAATGATATCAGAATTTTCTAATTCATCTTTGTAGAAAAGCGTCCATTGAACTGGTTTTTGTTCTAATATAGGAGTACGAAATACTTCCATTGTTTTATTTTCAGGTATATGTCCATATTTACAATATTTTATTATTTCCAATGCTTCTTTAGAATAATGTGAATATGAAATTTTATTGTGAATACAAGTAATATGATAATTTGGGTCACTATATAGTGACTCTTGTCGACAACATCCTAATATTGTTATTTTTATAGGTCCTTGCATATACATATATTTTCAATTATTTTTCTAAATAGTTTTATACATTCGGAATATTACTATACTGCAAACCATTCCGTCGAAATAAATTTATTATCAATAATATAATCTCCCATATTTTCGTATATATATTTTTCAAAATAGGATTTACTCACTATATTATGTTTTGACTGTATTTCATCATTTGCATAATATTTGCAATATAATACATATGCATCGTAAATAGATATATTTAATATAGGAGAACATGTGCGTTGTTGTTCATGATTGCGATAGCGTTCCTTGATATTATCCAATGCGATTTGTATATCCATTTGTTTATCCCACATACTTGACCGAATCTTATATATGTATTTGTCGCGTTCTATTTCTGCGTAAGGAAAATAATATGCAATAAGGTCAAGAATCTGTTTGCTATTCATATTGTATGTTTCATTTTTATTCACGCACCATTTTTTAAATAAAACGCATATTTCGTCAATTTCAAATTCCATATCACTTTCAAATTCGTCATATACAATTGTTTCCTCCCAGAATAAAACAAATTTTTGTATTTCTGGCAAATATTTACTACATACTCCAATAAAACTATCCGCATCTTCATTATAGTAATCGCCCATTTTTTGAATAAGAAATTGTTTTAGCGTATTTTGAAACATTATCATGGGTAGATTTTTACTATCCAAGTAGTTTTTCCATAAATACTGCATACTTTTCCATGTAATTTGTGTGGTAGTTGATGCATCGGATAAACGTGTTACTACTGAATCATTCTTCTGCAAAAATTCTTCTATAAAATTGTTTACTAAATCTTCCGGTTGAATATTTTTCAAATAGAATACTTTATCAATCAACGATGTTTCATTGCTGGAATTGAGAAGATAATCATCCGAATTTCCATATCGGATAGAATAATGACATGCAACACAAATTAAATCGATTATTGAATTTTGTAATATCATATCCCATACATTTTCATTTTTAACACATTCATTTATGTTTACTAAACGACAATTACTGTATTCATGTTCATGATATTTATGACGGAAAGATTGTCCTAAATTTACACCTACAACTAATTGACACAAATTGTTTATTTCGCGTATAAAATGTTTTGCATTCACTGTAATAAAATGAACAATATCGCCATTTCTTTTGAAAATATTATCACCCAAAATAGTTAAAAAATATTTTGCTTCTGCGCGAGTTGAGAACAATGTTGGGCATAATAAATCGATTATATATTGTATAGTATTTGATTCTGGTACTGATTTTAATAAATTATTTTCTTTTATGCGTTTTACAATGTGCAATTTGGTTCGCTGTTTCCATGCTAACAAACTTCTGTCTTTACTAATTGCTGATAATATGTTATACATAACGTCTTCTTCTTTGCATAATTGATAATGTTCTCCATCGTAAAATAAATATTTTTCAGTTGATGGAATGTAAAAATAGGGGTTGTTTGTCAAAAAAGATTGAATGAAAAAATCTTGTTCGTGTGTTAGTTCTTCGATTCTCAATTGTCGTTGTTCGTGATTTTTTTGTATATTTTCTAATGTAATAGGCAATTGTTCGCATATATAGTTATGTGCGCGATTCAACATATATTTGTTATCGGTATATTTTGCATAAATTTCTTGAATAATGGTTGTTGCAGTTTGAATATATTCTTCAACTGGGTGTTCAGCTGAAACGTTCATTATATTATTACAAAAATATTTATTTATATTGTTTTTATAAATACACAATATTACCACTATGTTTCGCTATATTATTTTTATAAAAAATATAAAAAGATAGACAAATATACAGTAACCATGTATTCTATTTTAGATAAACCGATTATGGATTTTTTTGTTAATAAAATTGGCATTTTTAATGAACGAAATATAGAAGTATTTCAAAGTTATTGTTGTATTATATTATCATTGTTTATATGTTACAATTTATACTTGTATTATTATGTCAATACAGAATATCTAAATTTATCAGTACCTCTGGCTTTTTCTTATTTTGCATTTGATTTTTTTATATGCAAGTATGAGATTAAAATACATCATATTTCTATAATGTTACTAATATACTTCAATTATAATTATAATCTACCCATTGTAGATAGTAATGTTATTATGATACCTTTGTATAAAACTGAAATTTCAACAATTTTTTATTCATTAAAAATAATCATGAAAAATAACACATTTTTCAAAAAATACTTTTTACATGCAAATGATTTTTTATTTCTTACAACTTTTGTAAAATTTCGCATTTATGATTTATACAATGAAGTATTGACTAATCCATTATTTTATTCACAAATGAGAAGATATACAGAAACGATTTTTACAAAATTTTTTTATATACCACTATATTGTTTGTATGGGTTGAATATCTATTGGTTTTTAATAATGTGTAAAATAGTTGCAAAACCAATAATAAAAAAATGTAAATCATATGATTTAATCAAGATTCGTGAGTTTTTAACACAATATACGTTGTTTTTTAATATATTGGCGGTTGGATATATATATTCATTTTCGAAAAAACAATATTATATTATTGACATGGCTGGAATTGCAATATTAGCAATGAATAGTTATATTTACCATAATAAAATATATACATATCTGTGTGGAAAAAAAGAAATAAATTATATGGATAACGATATCATAGAACCTCTTTTGAATGATAATTTATCGATTCACGTAACATCATTGTTGTATAATTTAACATGTGCATTTAGTTATGATAATTCAGATATATTTGCTGTATTTTACATATCTCTAATTCTCCATGCAAATGCTATATATCACTATATATTGTACATAATAAAATCAAAAAATAACGAAAATAAAATTATATATGAACATGTTAGTTCAAACGAATTAATTTCTATTACAAATTTTTATACTATATTACCTGTTGCATATGATATATTAGTTGGAATATTCACTGCAACAAATATGAATAATAAAATAAACTTATCATTAGTATCCTATGTGTTATTTTTGATTTTGTATATAAACCCTTTTTATGAATTAAATCATTTTGCATTTCATATTGTGTTGATTGCTCAACGCATATTTTTATCATATGGATTGGTAAAATAAATATTTTTGTAATTTATTATATATTTTTTATATGATAAATCATGTTCAATTCACACGCAATGGGAATTTTAAGAAGGGAATTTTCAATTCCACTCCTCCGGTCGTTCTTTTGTTCCACCGTCATATTTCACTGCATAATTATTTGAAAGCATCCATTCATTTATACATACATCTCCTAAATAAACATCTGCTAAAATGCGGCCATATTTTTCAGTAGATACATTTTTTAATGTAACAATTTTTCCTGAAATGAGATTGGAAAGGGCATCGCGCGATTTTTTTGCTAATTCTTTTTCATTCGCGGTTTTGCCTTTTATTTCGGGGGAATCAATGCCATTTATACGAACCGAAAAACGATACATTGGACTGTCATTATATGGTAATTTGGATACAATCGTAAATGTATCGCCATCGTAAACTTTGATTACCTTTCCAACTGTAATCGGAGGAACAAACGGAACCGTGTTTTCATAAACAACATTCAATAAATATTCAGAATCCATATATTTAGGAATACAAAATAATGTATTCAAACAATTATACCATTTTTTAGATTGCGACGACGCTACGGGTTTCGCTCGATTTATAGTATTCATCTGTACTATCTACAATAGATGCTTTTAAATATTTTACAATAATTGCATTTGACTTCAATAATTCTTCTGCTGGTAATACTGCAAACCATTGGTATTTTGTACGTTTTAATATTTGATCTCTTGGAATATAAATGCCAAACATATAAGGAATTGTGTCTAAAAACTCTTCTTCCATTAAATTTTCCAATAAAATAGGCTTGCGTTTATGAGATTTGATGCCAATGTATTCCCCTCCAATCAAATTCATCGAATACATATCAATCTTTCCTTTACACCAATGTGCAGTTTTTCCTAAAAATTCCATTTCATTCGTAAAATGACCACTTGCATATATTGTTTTCAAATATTCAACAAATTCAAGAATGATAGGGTCATTCTTAGCAGCACCCATAATTGAAATATCGGGTGCGAAGAGCAATTTTTGTTTTTCTTGCATCAAATTAGTACTGTGATTTACATTTTCACATACAAATGGCTTTCCATTTGAAATACCGTTATTGTATAATTCTTTTAAATTCTTCATACAAAGGAATGAATTTGGTAAAGTCATACCACCATAATAGTATAGCAATTGCATCATACCAAGGTGTCTATAATGTGATTTATGTGGTTTTGCAACATTGGCTAAATCAATATCCCAAGAAGGAATCAATTTACTAAATGATTCATCATCAATCAAACATATATTGAAATCATTACCACAATGATTAATAATTGTTTTAATTGTTAAATGTATATATGGCTGATTTAAATCGGTACTATTACGTGAATGGAAACTCTTCCATTTTCTTGCATTAATTTCATATTTGCTATGTATCCACAATTTAGGTTTGTTAAATCCGTATAATGGCGAATCATTCAATAAATATTTTTTTATTAAATCATATTCATTATTGGTATCAAATGATTGTTTTAATTTAGGTACAATATAGCTAACTGCTATAACAATACTAAAAATAGCTAAATAATGATATGGGTTTTTACTGCTAAACATTTATATATAGTAAGATTGTATTTTTTTACTTATACCCAAAAACTAATCAATAGTAAATAAAATAATCAATATTATATTCTGAATCATTGTATTTTATTTGAGATGAGAACATAGAGTTATTACTTTTGCAAATTTGACGTACAATATTGATAAACGAATTATATGTAAATTTACGTTCAATGTAAAATAACTTCGAATGATGATAATATTCTTTGAGTGATTCACAAAATGTGGTATGATGGTTGTAAAAGATAATTTTGCGATAAGCATTTACGTCGATTAAATAATATTTATCAGTTTTTAAACAAACATTTTCTAAAAGTTCATATAATAATTCTAAGGGAACTTGTTTTTTGAATATTTGTTTCAACATTTCTTGATATATATTTAAATATAATTAATTCGCTATTTCTAAATCTTATTTTTATTTTTTATAAATTACAAACCAAAAATACTATTTACAAATCAAATAATCAAACCCTTACATATATTTTCACAAAACACTGTGTATACTATTTGTAAATAAGGCTAATTCAATGACATCTTCATGGACATTGTGAAAAATTGTAATATATTTACATAAAAAGGGTATTATATTATATTTTTCATCTTCACTTATCGAATTAGTAATTTTTATAAATGTGAAAAAATAATCTAATATATCAATAACAGAATAACCATAATCATATATACCATATAATATTTTGATTGCATTATCAATTTTTTTATTGCGAATTTCATTTATATATGTTTCAAATTGTTCAAAACTAATTGCTGAGCACAATTTTTTACATAATTCTAAATCCACTGGTTGTCCTATTATGTAAATTTTTTCTAAATTATTAATAAATCGACGAACTGAATTATTTGATATATGTATTAAGTAATCTTGTGCATCGCTAGTTATTTGTATTTTTTCTTGTTCAATTATTTTGTACATAAGAATTTTGAATTGATTTAAACTTGGATGGGGTATTTTTATAATATGAATACGCGATTGAATGCTTTCTATTACCTTTTGAATATTTGTACATGATGAAATAAAATTGACATTATTTTTATACTTATCAATATAATTACGAAATACTTGTTGACTTTGTTCATTTATTGTATCAATATCATCTATAATAATGAGTTTTTTCTTACCAAAAATGCTACTTGTTGATTTACAGAATGTTTTCATTTCATTTCGAAAATAATTTATACCCTGTTCTTTTAAATTTGTTATATATAGTATATTATTATCAGGGAAAGACGCTTCTTTTGATAACCCATAATATTCTCTTATGAGTGCATATAATAAAGTTGTTTTTCCTGAACTTGTGTTTCCAATAAATAACATGTTGAAATCATCGATTTGTAGCAATGTATTAATAACTGATTTTATTTTTGAATCTTCAAAAAACTCTTCAATATAATATGGTTTATATTTTGCAATAAATGTATTCATTATTTTGTATTATAGTAAAAGTATTTATATATTTTTATATTTATGTAGAAAGTATATATAAAAATATATCATTAATGTAGTATTATAGAACATGCCGAAAGAAACGTATTATGATATATTGGGGGTTTCAAAAGATGCCAACGATAATGAGATAAAAAAAGCATTTCGGGCATTATCGTTGAAATATCATCCTGACCGCAATCCTACCGAAGATACTACTGAGAAATTTCAAAAAATAGGAGAGGCGTATGAAGTCCTAAGTGACGCTGAAAAGCGTAATCAATATGATAATGAGTCAAATGGTATACCATTTGGAATGCCTTTCACACATATGGACAGTATGAATGAATTTCAAGACATGAATAACATATTTAATATGATGTTTGGTGGTGGAATGCCTGGAATGCCTGGAATGCCTGGAATGCAAGGTATGGGTGGTCCTGGAATACGTATTTTTCACAGTGGCGGTATGGGAGGTGGTCCTCAATTTTTTCAACAATTTCAAAAACCATCCCCAATTTCAAAAGTGGTTAATTTATCACTAAAACAATGTTATGACGGCGGTTCAATATCAGTTGAAATTGAGAGATTTGTAGTAAACAATGGAATCAAGTATACTGAAATGGCAACTTTGAACATATCAATACCAAAAGGTATAAATGAAAAAAACGGCATTATCATTGAAGGAGAAGGTAATTGCGTTAATGATTTAAAAGGTGATGTTAAACTAAGTTTTAAAATAGAAGAACATCCATTATTCAAAAGAAGAGAAAGTGACCTTATTTATAAAAAGAAGATTTCATTAAAAGAAGCATTGTGTGGGTTTTCGTTTGAATTACAACATTTAAATGGTAAGATGTTATTTTTGAATAACAAATCGAACCGAACTATTATTACACCTGATACTAAAAAAACAATACCAAATCTGGGTATTGAATATGAGGGTAAAACTGGAAATTTAATTATTGAATTTATAATTGATTTTCCAATAAATTTGAGTGAAGAACAGATGAATATGATTGAATCTGTTTTGTAATAATATTCATCATATATATGATTAAATGATGAATAATGTATGATAAATATTTATGAAGAAATTCTCTTTGTTGGAATTGCAACATCTACAATATAAATTGAATTTTCAGTAACAATAATGTATTCAGTTCCTACTTTATAAATTTTGGCAATTGGACTTGTATATTCTTCTTCGCTCTTTACTAATAATTTTTCATTGCTATCTTTTACACCAATTAATACAGTTTTCTCTAATGAACTTGTCCAATAATCAAACATAATTGGTTTATCCTCTACAATTGATAATTTAGCTGCATGTTGTAATGTGTTATTTTCAGGTAATCGATATCCGTTTAATGTGGAATTTTCAGATTGTGGTGCGCCTCCTTGTGTACTATTCATTTATATGAAATTATAAAATATAAAAATGAAAATACTTTAAATAGTTATTTAATTAAATATATAATCGTTTTTCCTAAATATTTTACTATATTTTTGTATAGAACCAATATTTTTTCCTAAATATAATAAAATGAACAGTATACTAATCGAAGTTTATGTACGATTGGTAAATGAATACTATTCGATTATGTCACAATCGAATATACTGAAAACTATTGAAAATAATCGATTTATTATTTATGTAGGGTTAACTTCAATAAATCATATATTCAAAATAAATTTAATAGCTACTAAAAATATTCAAACCACATATTATTATTGCGAAAAAGCGTGTTATTGTTATTTAGAGTATATTGAACAAATAAATAAAACAGAGATTTTGAATAACCTAAATATTAATGATGTCGTAAAATTTGTATACAAAGAAACTATTGTGTATAATGACGATAAACCAGATATTCAAACAGTGAATACTCATTTTTCAAATATTGTAATTTCTGACAATTTGAAAATTTTGTTTGTAATGTTAACACGTATTTCAAGTATATTATTAAATTGGAACAATGATTATATTGATGAAAATGTACAATCTGTTATTTGTCAAAAATATCTGCTAAAATATTTGTATATATTCAACGAAAATAATAATAGTGATTACATTGATTATGTAGAAACTATATTAGAAAAAATAAAAATGGATAAAGACGCTTATATTGAATTTTTAGAACAGTTTCATAAAAAAATAAAAAATAAAAAAACAATTCACAATGGAGATGAAATAAAATATAAAGTTATGATTTTTATGCGTGATTATAATAATGAAAATATTAAACTAAATGATATGAAACAATTTATAAAAACATATGTTTGATAATTTGATTTATTCATACAAACTATACTGAAATCGTATTATCATAATAGCTCTGTGAAATATTTATTTTCTTTTTTCTTATTTTTGTCTTTTTGTTTTTAACAACGACTTCTTCATTTACTGTATGAATTTTATGATATTCTGTTTGAAGAATATTTTTAATAAATTCGAATATAAACATCAGTATTTTTTCAGAACAATTGCCAACTATTAAACAACTACCTGTTCTGAATATCATAAAAGATACTTCTGTATATTTCTTATTGTCATCCAATTCGCTCATTTTCATTGAACGGTCATTCACTATGATTTTCCCATTTTGTATAGTCGGATCATATCCAAATTCGTGATTGAAATAAAATTTACATTTCACACCAGGATAACTGCATGGGTCATATGCAGTTTCAATGCCGTATTTTTCGCTACGTAGAATCGTATATAATTTTTCACGATTTATAAAGAAACCGCAATTAAAATTCGAATTGATTAACACGTTGTCCTCACTCGAATTTTCCAAGAAATACAATTCACTAGAAATATATGGTTTGACAATATTCAGAATCATTTCTTTTACTATATCTAATAATTTTGTATTTAAAATACCCGGTATTTCCAGCTTACCAGTATTAAACACTTTTACATGTATTTCGCGAAAATTATTTTCATATCTAAACCGTATGATTATTGCAAAACAATTATAAAAGGCGTTTTTTACTTTTCCACGACAATTCATTATATCTTTTTTTGATATTCCAATCGTTATTTTACGTTCATCTTTGAATTTAATTCGACGAGCCGCTGGATTATTAATTTGTTTTATAATATTTTCATTATAGTAATATACATTTTCTAATTTTGTCCGGTATTTATTGAAATCTTCTTCTGTCTTTGATACAATTTTCATCTGTTTTTTGATAACACCTTCTGTTGGTTGCCAATATTCAACAATTGGTATTTCCCAAAATATTCTTTCTATATCTATTTCTTGATTCAAAAACAATACTTTTGTTTTAGTCGAAATATATAAATCATCGCATACCGGGATAGATTTACAGTCTATTTCAGATGTTACTTTTTCAATACTGTCAACAATTGGGTTTACATTATTTGGCAATGTTTGTTTTGTCAAATAACTATTCCATTCATCATCAATATCTGTCATTTTATATCTATTTAAATAAATATAAAGTATTTATATTATTTTCAATTTTATATTTACTATGATAATAATATATAATGAAAATATTTGCATCAGGTTCATGTAGGTTAGTTACAACGATAAGTAACGGTCATGATAAAGTTATTCCTATACATTCAATGTTTCATAATTTTGTAGGAATAAATTTTTTAGGAAAATTACATAATACGAAACAACATATACAATTTATAAATTTTATAAAAGATGATATTGTGATACCAAATGACATATTATCAAGTTTTTTAACATCTTATTCAAATATTGGCCAATGTGAAGATGAATCATTACTTCAATTAAAAAAAGAAAATATTAAGTATCAGTTTCATGAATGTGAATGGTACATATTTGAAATATGTTCATTAAAATTATATAAAAATAATGGATTTGAAGTTCAATTTGAACTTACGAATGACTATAATTGTATTTTACAAACAGAAGAAGAATTATTAGAAGATTTACATACAATTAGAATGTTAATACCTTTACATAAAAAAATATTATTCCAAGTACATTTTAGACCAAATATAATATATAATGATACCAGTAAAACTATTGATAAAAGGGAACTTATATTTAATGTAATAAACGAATTTTGTGAAAAAAATGAAAATACTTACATATATGACCCCAGCTTTTTATTAAAAACAAATAATACTTTATTTGACGGAGATACACATTTTACTGATAATGGGCACTTAGAAAGTTTTGATTATATAGTCAATAATTACTTTATAAAATCGTGTTTATAAGTCTACAAATTACAAAATATGCAAATTTTTTTATAGTAGTAATTATATAAATGCAAACTGTAAATAGCGAAGTTGTAAACATACGTCTACCTAAGAATAATACATATATTCCAAGTAATAAATCAAAATTAAATGAAAAATATAACTATGAAGTACAGCCTACTCGCGATTGTTTCGACCCAAATATAGCAACATCTCCACCGAATCATTTTATTGAGTTATTGAAAAAACGAATGGAACAATATTATACGGAATCCGCATAATATCTATGCAAATTATGAAAAAAATAGTTCAATATAGTTTCTATATTAGCATCACTTGCATGAATTATTGTAGTGACTATATCTAAATATTTAGGCGTTATTAAATAACCGTGATTGCGAAGTATATAATTAAAGTATGTTTGAATAATATTTTTTTTATCCATATTGTATTGAATGCAAATATTTTGTACATATTCCAGTACAGTTTTACTATTTTCTTTTTTGAGTAATTCGTGTAATTTTTCCCATATAGTGGATTTTAATATAGAATTTCCCCATTCATCCAAATTTTGATTTAGTTGAATAAAGTTTATCATACTTCGAATATCAGAATTATAAATTGTTTGAATCGCGTCTATTGAATTTTCATCAATATCTAAATTTTCCGCATCGATTATTTTTTTTATAAACATATAAATATCACGTTTAGGCAATTGGTTAAACCGAATACATATAAATTCGTTTTGTAATGATTCGTCAATTTTACTTATATAATTACATATTAAACAAAAACGGACATTGGACGTACATGTATTTAGCAATGTTTTTAACGCTTGCTGAGCATTTTTTGTCATATAATCAACTTCATCCAATATTACAAACTTGAAACCGATTTCAAACAAATTTTTTGATTTGACAAATTGATGTATTTGGTTTCGTATAATATCTATACCGCGTTCATCCGATGCATTCAAATGAATTACAGTTCCTTTGCTTTTACCATAATACTTTAATTGAAATTCGTTTATCAAATTTATTATGGTTGTCGTTTTTCCAGTACCTGGCGGGCCATAAAATAATAGATTTGGAAAATAGTTTTTCTCTAATATATTTGTAAATATCTGACGATTAATTGGGTCCAAAACAATATTTTCAAAATTCTTTGGTCTATATTTTTCAACCCACGGTGCATTTTTTGTTGTATTATTTTCGTTCATATATTTTGTTATTCTATATAACAAAATATAACATCATCTATTTATATTTATTTCGATTATATGCTGAAATTGCTGAATATGCACATACAGTTGTTGGAAGAATATGAATGAAAATCATGTGCGTAATCGTAGACCTATAATATGCCAACTCTCTATTCATTGTATTGGGGTTAGTATAATCCAATAAAAAATACCAATATTTATTGGTAAACTGAACATTTTTATTTTTATTTTTAAGAACTTGATGATAGAATAAATATTCGTTTATTATGAATGCAGAAACCGTTATAAATACGGTATTATACCATAAAAAACGATGCGACTTTGAATACCGATAACAATCAAATATTGTCACATGTAAAATTACTCCATTTGCTAACAATATATCTATTGTTTTTACAATTCCTTCGTATTGAACTTTATTCCAATGTAAAATACTTGAAACATACAATCCAAATAATAATACGAACAGTCTATTATATTCATAAATATATGCCAAATAACATACAAATAATATAAATTGCACGGAAATAAATGCAATTCTTGATATATGTTGTGGAATAAGTACAATATTATCAGTATGTTGTTTGAACATATTTATATTCATAATTGTGTAATGATGTTTTTATATCCATTCAAAAATCTTTTTCTGTATGTTCAATCAAAATTTCGACATTTTTCAACATAATTTCAAGGTCTTCATGTTTATCTTTATCATGAATATGTTCCCATTTTTGAACAATGGCAGTTTTCAAACGTTGAAGAGAATTTTTGTATGTAGTAATTTTATCCGACATACCACGATGTTTTGCTAAAATCATCCAACCCAACTCTTCAAACATGGCTTTGTACCATCCATGAATTCCGTGGAAAGTTGCATCACAACATTTGTATTCTTGATGTGACATCATTTTATTTTTCATTGTTTTACCCGATTTCATTCCTTTGCGTTTTGAATAACTTTTAGTCATTATATATTTTATGGAGAAAAGGTTCAAATTTGTATTATCTAAATATGTTCTATTTGCAAATATGATATTTTATGACCATAATGTTGATTTACAAATCTACAAAATTCTTCATACGATAAACCACAATTTTCTAAAACGCAGTTTTCTTCAATTTCTTTCACAAATGGCACCGAGTCACGTATTCTATATCCAAACTTACCGTATTTTTTAAATTTGTGATATTTTAACATTTCTGGAAAATATTTTGTCATAAATGTTGCAATTGTTTTATATTCACTAAATCGAAAAAATTTATGACTCAATTCCATTATACAATATATCCAATTCATTCCTATATTGTTGTTATATCTAGTTCCATAATTCTCTATATGATTATGCAGTTGTTCTAATACACAATGATGTAAAACAAAGTGATGTGGCACAAATGTCCCTTCTTCTGGTTCTACTGGGATTAATCCAGTAAGATATAACATTGAATCTTTATATTGTTCTATATTCCATTCTGACCTCGCCTTTTCTTGTAAAATAGCTATCTTATATTGAGATTCACCAATATGTGGATATATACTCCATTTAACAAGTGGTATTAAATCAGAATCCCATACTACATAGGGGTCAGATAAACCGCTTATTTGTGTATATCCTGCTAATTTAATGAGTTGTTGATACCACCATCCAAATTCACGTGAACGATGATCAGATTGTTTATTAAACATGTTTTCAATGTCTTGCTTATGTAATCCATAATTTTTCATAAAAAATGTTTCTTCTGGAATTGCGATTACCTTACCTGACCAATATATCGATAAATGTTCAATAGCGGAAATATATATTTCGGGTGTAATAATGTATATATTTCTTGGTGAATAAAATAATTGTAATGCTTCCACAGTTGTTCGTACCATATTATGATATCGATGTAGAGGAATTACAAAATCCATACGTTTCTAATAAAACAACATATATTTTTATATTACCATTTATATAAAATTCATATAAACGGTAGTATAAAAAATTGAATACAAATAGTAAAATAAAAACATAATCACTAAATATACAAATGTCAACATCTGGTTATTTAGAACTAATTCTTGGCCCCATGTTTTCGGGAAAAACTACACAAATTATACAGCATTATAAGAGCTACACTTATATTGGTAAAAAAATTGTGGTTATTAATTATGCAGAAGACAAGCGATATCATGATTCATTACTTTCTACTCATGACAAAATAATGATTCCTTGCGTTTTAGTAAAAAAATTATCGGATATATTAGAAGATGAAAATATAAAGGCTGCTGATGTAATATTGATTAATGAAGGTCAATTTTTCGAAGATATATTTGAAGTAACTTTGGATTTTGTAGAAAATCACAACAAAAAAGTGTATATTTGCGGATTAGACGGTGATTTCCAACGTAACAAATTCGGTAATTTGTTGGATTTAATACCATATTGTGATAAAATTACAAAATTAAATGCACTTTGCTCATCTTGTAAAAATGGAACCGCCGGTTTGTTTTCACATCGTATTACAAACGAAACATCACAAATAGTAATTGGTAGTAATAATTATAGACCATTATGCAGGTCATGTTATAAAAAATGTAATCCATAATTTCATAAATGTTACTACGATAACAATTAGGAGATTTTTTTTCGATTTATTGATTATGAAAATAATATAAAGTTTCATCGAGAAATACAAAATATTCATATGGAAAACATAGATGAAAGTACTGTTTTAAAAAAAAAGAGAGGTAGACGTAAGAAAGTTTTTGAATCTATTGACCCGCCTGAAAATATAGAAGTTGTTATTGAAGAAAATATACAACCTGAACATGTTGCTAAAAAGCGTGGGAGAAAACCAAAAGGAGGCAAATTAATATTAAAACAATGTGAACCTAATTTACAAAAAAATATCATAACCAATGTCATTTTGCATTTAAAATGTTCTATGAGCGATTTAAATGAATACACTGATAAAATAAACAAATTAGTAACGGACCCATTATCATATAATCCATCTATTCCGCCTGATATAATGACATATGATGAATCTCAATATAGTGGATTGAAATATGAAAAAATAGATTATATTACAGAAGAAAACTCAAATCAAAAACCAATATCTCATTCAAATTATGCATATATTAATGAACAAAGTGTATTGAATAATATTTGTAGTAATTGTAAGCAATTAACAAAAAATAAAGATGAAGAGTATCAAAGCGCCGATAATGATGATGATATTAGTATGAAAGATATTAATAGTAAACTAAAACGGCTTAAATTGCATTTATACAAAAATTCTATGCCTGATAAAAAGTCGGCATGTTTTTGGTGTACATGTGAATTTGACAATCCATCGTGTTATATACCAAAATATGAAATGGATGAAGATATCCATGGATATGGTTCTTTTTGCCGTCCAGAATGTGCTACTGCATATTTAATGAAGGAAAATATCGATGATTCTACTAAATTTGAAAGATATCACTTATTGAATAAAATATACAGTAAGATATATGATTATAAGAAGAATATTAAACCCGCACCAAACCCATATTACTTGTTGGATAAATTTTACGGTAATTTAAGTATTCAAGAATATCGTAAATTATTAAAGACAGAGCATATGTTGTTAGTCATTGAAAAACCTATGACAAGAATATTACCTGAATTACATGAAGACAATGAAGAAATTGTATTGAATGTATATGGGGGAAATAATAAAACGCAAAATACAAGCGGTGTTTATAAAGTAAAGAGGGAATCTGAAAAACAGAAGGGGCCTTCTAAAACAAGTATTATGCGCAATAAATTTGGATTAGACAAATAGATTTTACACATTGAATAAAAAAAACTATATAAAATTATGTAATCATTATTCAAATATATAGAATAATGATTTCTGTGAATTTAATGGGTGGATTGGGTAACCAATTATTTCAAATATTTGCAACAATTGCATATGCAATTAAGCATAAACACAAATTTGTATTTCCATATTCCGACAAATTAGCACAAAGGGTAACATATTGGAATAATTTCATGTTATCATTGAAAATATTTACTACTGCAAATTTAAACAACCGCGTTACCAATGCGGATATTCAAAATATGGAAAATATTGGCGAGAAAGATTTTCGTTATAATGAGTTACCATCGAGTGACCCATCGAGTCCATTGAAACTAAATGGATATTTCCAGTCGTATAAATATTTCGAAAATGAAGTAGAACAAATATACGGATTATTACGATTAGATAAACAAAAACAACAAATTATGGGAGAATACCCTGATTTGTTTTCTTTTGAAGGTAACACGGTGAGTATGCATTTTCGTTTGGGGGATTATAAGCATTTACAACACTATCATCCAATTATGCCTCCACAATATTATCAAAATGCATTGTCTACGATATTAGAAAAATCTTCGATTAACACTGCACGAGTATTATATTTTTGCGAAGAAGAAGATAATGATATTGTAATGCAATTTATTAATGTATTAAAAATGCATTTTGATACTACTGAATATAAATTAGAATTTGTGAAGGTCGATGATAAAATTGCAGATTGGAAACAAATGTTAATTATGGGATGTTGCCACCATAACATTATCGCAAATAGTTCATTTAGTTGGTGGGGTGCATATATGAATTCATACTCTGATAAAATTGTTTGTTACCCATCATTATGGTTTGGACAAACTATGCACGAACATCATGGATTCAAAGATACACAAGATTTATTTCCTGAAAAATGGATAAAAACCTATGTATAAAAATTGTAAATTATACAAAAAATTGAAAACGATTTTGTATAATTAATTTTGACAATAAATATAAACGTACCCTCATAATTATATAAATCATGAATCCTGTTCTTAAACAAGCTAAAAAAAATATGAAAAAACAATTCAATAAAATCAAAAATGAAATGATGGATTATGAACTCTACAAAGAATTCTATGATTTTATGAAATGTTCACCTATGATGCAAACTGTTATAAAAGAAAACCGTGAATTAAAAATGTTTAATAAAATTTTATTGGAGACTGTGGATGATTTGAAACAAAAACTTCATATGAAAGAATTTAGGCATGTAAAAGTTAAAAAGGAAAAATTGGATGAAGTTGTTGATTTGACGGACGAAATTGAATCAATCGATGGTTCTTATGTAGAAAAAGAACCAAATATTGTATATGAATTAGTTGAAGAAAATACCAAATATAAAAAGGATACAACTATCGAAGAAGGTGAAATTGTTGAAGAAGAAGATGATTCTGTACTTTTGATGTTAGCCAATCAGATGGAAGAAGAAATACTGAAAGAACTTCATGCGGAAGAAGAAAGAGAAAAGGAAGAACTCGAAGAAGAAGAAGAAGAAGAAGAAGAAGAAGAAGTTGAAGAAGTTGAAGAAGTTGAAGAAGTTGAAGAAGTTGAAGAAGTTGAAGAAGTTGAAGAAGTTGAAGAAGTTGAAGAAGTTGAAGAAGTTGAAGAAGTTGAGGAAGAAGAAGAAGAAGAGGAAGAAGAAGTTGAGGAAGAAGTTGAAGAGGAAGCAGATGAGGAGGAGGAGGAAGAAGTCGAAGAAGAAGAAGTCGAAGAAGAAGAAGAAGAGGAAGCAGATGAGGAGGAGGAAGAAGTCGAAGAAGAAGTATACGAAATAACTATAAAATCAAAAACATACTATGTTACAAATGAAAAAAATGGCACAATTTATAGTGTAACATCCGATGGTGATATTGGCGATGAAGTTGGTAAATATGTAGATGGAAAGCCGGTATTCAAATGATTTCTATATGTTTTTCTTCAATAAAATTATCTTTGTTTATATGTGTATCTTTTGTTGTATTGTAAATATTGTAAATATTTTTTTTTTCGCATAGTTTTACCACCCTTCATTTTTTTCTCATTTTTTTTATTTTCTTTACCATCTTTTAATGTAATCGCTTTTTTTTTAATAATCTCATAATTTTTTGGATTCGATGCAAATTTGTCAAAATATGCCAATAATTTTTCATCACGATATTCACATTTAATTTTTTGCTGCTTTTGATAATCAAGCTTACCAATTATAACTTCCATATAAATAGTAATTTCATACATAGGCCTATTTTCTTTGTTACTAGTTATTTTAGTAACACCTATATTTAGCAATTCATTTGCTCCAATTATGTTTTCATTTATACCTTTTTTTGCAACATTAACAACTTTTTCTATAAATTCATTTCCTGTATTTTCAAAATAATATCTCATTAATTTAGTTAATTCTTTATTTGTAGATTCGACATTTAAAAAATTGTCTTTTATGTACTTTACCGTGTTGGTAAAAAAAGAATATTTACTTTTTTTCAATTCGGTTTTTAATATTTCGCTTGATTCAGTTTTTTCATCATCATAATATAAATAAATACCTTTTGTTATATCACTGAATAGATACTGTTGCACTAATTGCAATGCTTTTATTTCATTCGATTTTTTCAATATTTTTTCCAATTTAATTTGTATCGAAGATACACCTGTTATACGATTTTCACGAATTGATGATTCAGAAAAAAATGTTTTGAGAGAATCCACTGAATTCATAATTTGTTTGAATGTACTGTTTAGTAGTTCTGTATTTTTATCATCGAACACTATTTTTTTGTCTTCTATGTCTTCAAAAATTCCTATTATAGTTTTCATTTCTTTAACCGCCTTATCTACATTTATATCGATTGCAAGCAGTTGATTTGATGAATATTTTGAAACATTTGCAATATTACTATAATTTCTATTAAACTTGTCTACTAATTGACTTAAATCTGATTTAATATCTTCTATCATTTTTATAAAATATTTATCTTTTTTTATATTTTCATATATATATAATGTATTGTTAATGATATTACATTTATCTATTAAAATATTTTCTGATTTTTTTTCTCTAATACGTGTTGCAATCTCTGCTTCTTCTGAAAATTTTATTTCCTCCATTTTTTCATCATTATTTTTATAATTTAATTTAATATAAGAATCTATATTTACATTTTTAATTGTTTTTGTATTAAGAGTATCCTTTATAGTTTCATATTTCAAAAAATCGAATATCACATGGTATGCTTTACTAATTGCTCTACTATTCGCATGTGTAACTCCTTTTGTATTTACATTCAAATCAAATAATGTTTCATTTATTTCATCCCATAATCTATTTACGTCTATTTTATTTTTTTCTTTATCAACCGCGATTTTAATTTTATTATTTTCATCTATACTAAAAAGCTTATTGTATAAAGTATCCATACAGCCGTTTCGAATTTCGTCACTACCATGAACAACAACAATATATTTTTTAATAACTTCTATTATATCATTTGTTAAATCGATTTTACTGTATGATATATTCTTTTGGTCTTCGATTTTTCTAAAATCTTTATCTGTAAAATTTAATTCGTTTTTTTGCATAGATGTTATCAAATCGTTTTGAGCGTTTGTTATTTCTTCGTTAATAGTTTCTTTTTTTTCCGAATACCAATTATCATACTGTATTAGTTTATCAATTAAATCACGATATTTTTTATTATTGAATACATCATTTAACCATATGATTTCAGTAACTGTTGCAATACCTTGGGAAGTATTTATATAAGAATATTCACGAATAGCTTCTTTTTTGATATCGTATATTTGTCCAAAAAATGCAGAGGATAATGTGTCACTCGATGGAAAATATTTTTTATAATCATTTATTAATTGTTTTTTTATATATTTATCATACGAAGAATTTACGTTTGCAGATTGTGGATATCTCATTGGAAATAAAAACAACAAAGTCAAATAAATATTGTTATCAACAATTTTATTTGCGCCTGTATCTGAATCTTTATTTTTTGTTTTAGATTCATTCACCATTTCAGAAAAAAGATTAATATCAAAAAATGTACGAACAACTTTTCCATAATCTCTATTTAAATATGTTGACAAAACTTCTGGTGAATATGCAATGTCAGGTGTAAAATATGGATAATCAAACTCTTCTGTATTTGATGCATATTCTCCACTTTGAATAGGATTATTAATTGTTTTATATTTTAATTCAAATGGCTTTTCGCCTTCTATATTTGTTTCTACATTTATATTTATTTTTTGAATAACAATATTTTCTTTGTTTACCATACTTATAATATATAAATATTATTTTTACATATTATAACATATTTTAATAATTCATAAAAGCCTGATATTGTTTTTCAGTAGTCGTTTGTGTTTTTTGTTTTTCGAATCTCTCTAAAACATCCTGTGCTTTCTTGGCATCTTCTGGACTTACTATTGCATTATTATCAGCTAAAGATATATGATAGTCTGTAAATTGTTCAGGTAATACACAAAATATACTATTTTCATTCAATAAAAAATCCATACATAGTATGAATACACATGTAATAAAAAATGCAATATAAATATCACGGGTACCCATCCAAGTAATTGCAAATACTAAAATATCACGACTAAATGTATATTTCAAATAAGATTCCATGGTTTTACTCAATTTTATTGTGACAAACTTGGATGCAATATTAAGTGTTATTATCATCAATCCTGCAAATATTTTACTATCATTCATTGCTTTAATGTTATTATGTAAATAATCTAACATAGAGTATACAATATTTTCGGATTTATTCACCATTTATATATATAGTTATCAAGAAATTATTTGTAACTAGAAAATGGTTCACTTACCACTCCAATAGCGGGAGTTGTATTAGATTCACTTGTGTTGGATACATTTTTTGGCATATTTGACACAACGTCATTTGAATTTACTGGTTTCATTAAAGCATCTTCATTTTTGATTTTTTCTTCAATAATTGAAAAATTACATGTATCACTACATGGATTGCATGGTTCGTTTTCATATTTCAATTCAGGAAAAATATGAGGTGCGATTTCATTTTTGACAGTGATATTTTTGAATTTGAGTTCTCCTTTTTTACAATTTTGATTTTTAAAATAAGTTTTAATTTGATTTTTGGAATTAGGCTCTTGTTTAAGTTCATCGTATAAATCACTATAATTTGTAAATGCACTTTTTTCTTTTTTAGGAGCACTATTCATAATTTTTATTATATCAGTTGAATTCGTTGCGACATCTGATTTCACTGTACTAATGTCAGTTTTTATTGTATTTATATCAGCTTTTACATTAGAGATATCTGTTTTGAAATCGGTAATATCGGTTTTGACACCTTTAATATCATTTTTTAAATTCGTAATGTCAGTTCTAATATCACCAACTTTTGCATCTAGTTTTGCATCAATTTTTGTATCAATTTGTTGCATGATATTGTCAAATGGCCCTCCTTCTGCGCCTTCTTGAAATCCTTCTAAATTAACCATATCGATTTTCAAATTACTGCGGAATTCTACAAAATCAAATTGGTAATATAATATTACTAATAAACATGCTAATAATCCATATAGTATATTACATGAAATATAAAACAAAATGATGGATACGGCGACGAATCTTCCTAAAATAGTATGACTAAATTCTATTGTGTCTTCTTTATATAAAAATAATATAGATACCAATATTATCGGTAATAATTTTATAATAATATCTTTCATTATATATTTTCAATATATTTTTTGCATAAAAAAAGGACTTTGATTAAAATTACAAAATATAAAACTACAAAACTACAAAACTAACTATCTATTCTAATATACTACATAAATTATTGTATTCTTCCACATTTTTGGTTTCCAACGCCTTTACATCAGCTCTGCATAATGCACATGATAATGGTTTACGGGCATTTTTAGATATAGAAATGCTTTTAATAACACAATCCTTGCAGAATGAATGATTGCAATTGGTAATAAGTATATCAAACTTCTTCTGGTCAGTAAGGCAAATAGGACATTCTTGTTGTTCTTCCAATTCATGTGATTGTTCAGTGCATAACATAATGGGGTGTATGTCCATCTTCCAATCTGGTAGTGGTTCAGCCTCGAAATCCAAGAACGGCATTGTAAGTCTACTGATTATATTGAATATCAAATGATTGTTAGTAAGCATGACTGCAATAACGGGGTCCATTAACATAAATATACTTTTCATCCAAATATTTCCCAAAAATACATCAAATGGTTGACTGAATTCCAAACGATAAAGTCTCCATAAATCATTATTTATATTTTCAATGAATCGTATTGTTGCATATATTGGTAAATTTTGGTCAACAATAAAAGTCAAATAATGTTTGATATATAAACAAGTATATTCTCTTATGTCAGTTTCACTCGATTCCATAGTTATATCGGTAGTTGTTTGAATATTTTTATAAACTACATAATATTTTTTCAATAAATCTACATAAAACTTTTTTTTCAGAGTCATTGCTATCCCAAATGGAATGCATATCACACGTAACAGTTTCAAAGGTCTGGATTTCAAATATCTCTCAATTTCAAGTTCATCATCTAAATGACGAATCGTATGTTCAAGTTCTTGAATGTTTTCTTGAATACTCACATGATTGCATTTACGGATGTCGTGTCCTGGTAAATTGCAAAATGAACAGTTTCTCATTTTCACATAAATATTGATATTGTTGGTATTGGTTTAGATACAATATTTGTTTTCATAAAAAAGTAGTTCAATTTTCTGTATTTTTCATTATAAATAAAATTTAGAGATAATTTGAAAATGAAAATGAAAATAATAATGTTTTTATGTTGAAAGTGGTATAAATAAATTTCTACTGATTTTTTAAGTATTTAATAATAAAAATGTCGTTATTAATGTCGGCTTCACCGTGGACAAATGGAAATACAGAAAATAAAAAAAGACCATCGACCATGAGAAAAACTATGAAAATGAGACCTTATATGAATGGTATAGGAGAACCAGATGAATATATAAATGAAGAACCTGAATTAAGGCAACAATTGCCTTCTTCAATCGAAGATGTTCAATCGAATAATGATACACGAACTAATCAAGTAAGTGATTTGATTAATAAAATAACTTCGTTGAATACTGAGAATGATGGACAACATTTAGCGAATTTCAATCCTATGCCAAATCCTATGTTAAATAATAAAAAACCAGAAAATCAACTTGATATTCGTAGTACAAATGGTGAATTGAGTCCCAGTGATTTAATGCCAAATAATCCGTATCAAGTTTCTCCGCCACATATCGCTAAAAATGGGAATCCTGCAAATTCTATCAATTATTCGGCGAATGATAGTAATTTAGGAAAATTGAGTAGTTATAATACCAGTTATCAAGGTTCAAATATTCCATATTATGCAAAAATGGGGCTCGGTAATGGTGACCCTAACGATAAACTTTTAGAGAAAATCAATTATATGATACATTTATTGGAAGAGCAACAAAGTGAAAAAACAAACAATGTTATGGAGGAATTTGTTCTTTATACATTTTTAGGAGTATTTATGATTTACATTGTAGATTCTTTTGTGCGCGCTGGAAAATACGTTCGATAGATATTTATTGGAAACATTATATCGGTATTATTATATAATATGAGTTCTTCTGGTAATACTCCTAGTACTGCTCCTAGTACTCCTAGTAGTAATGCTAGTAATGCTAGTAATGCTAGTAATGCTAGTAATGCTAGTATTACTCCTCCTACTACACCTGCACCTGCTGCGGCTAAAACATGGTGGCCATTTAGTAATTGGTTTTCAACTCCACCAAAACCAACCGGAGGTAAGCATAAAAAATCACAGCAGAAAGGTGGTTCTAAGAAAAACAACAAAAAACAAAGAAAATCCAAGAAATCAAGAAAATCCAAGAACTAAATACCAAACCAATGTTTATTGCATACAAATGTATGAAATAAACTTCTCCACAATGAAAATCAAACTAAAAACAAACAATCTTTTGCTAAATATGGAGAACCCGGTACTACAAAATTATACAAATAATACGCATTTTGTTGTTCCATCATTTCTTTGTTCATAATTCTGAAAAACTCCCAAATATAACTATTATGTGCAATGTTCTCAAACAATACTATTTTATAATGTGTTTTCCAAGTTATCATTTGTAGACTATGTAGGAACCCCAAATAAAACAATCGTATATTAGTACAATTCAAAATGGAACTTATAAACTGAATCGCACACCCATCGTCATTTTCATATTGTACTTTTGCATCTTTGAATGCGTACATTCCGAGAACATGTTCCCGTTTTTTCAATAAATATACATACATATTATTACTATCAATGATTTTTTTTAGAGATCCAATATCAGGTATTGCTGCAAATTTGAAGACCTTGCTACTTTTCAAAAATGCATACAAAAAATCCACAAAATCCCCAAAATTCGTTTTGTCTACTTGGCTCATGAAACAGTGTTCAGGTAATTTATCAAATTTCATAGTAGGTATTTGAAAAGTATAGGATGTATATTTCGCGATTGGAACAATTCCATGTGAAAGTTCGCCCTCTTTTTTGAATAAACTAATGAGAACCCCGGGGTTTTTGATTCGCTGGTTATATTCATGTGTTTGAATAATATTTCTGCTTAATTTTTTGTGTTTGAGTTCTCGTTTTACACATAAATAATCCCAAAAATAGCATGGATATTTTATATATCCACCCGATTTATTGAGAACAAATATAGAAATAGAACGCGAGGTCATTAGGCCAATCGGAACATTGGTGTATATTAATTGTTTTTCTTTTCCATCTTCATTTTGTTCTCCATAATTGTATTGTTTTTCATAATATATCGAGAACAAGGATGAATGGTTCTGTCCAGTAAAATATTCATTCATATGTTTTTTAGTAACTGTGAATAGGACTTGGTCAGATGGTATATAATGTGATATCAATAAATCGATTACTGGTTCCATTTGCGAATCCTGCAAATCTAAATAATCATGGGTTTGAATGTTCTCAAAATTACAAAATTTCGTTTTCATTGGAAAGTTTTTTTGAATAATAAATGGAGAACTTGTCCATTTTCTCCAAAAATCATACGAGTGATATACCGGCTGTGTATTCCAAAACGGATGTCGAATCTTTATATAGAAATAAATGAAGAGACTGCAACCAATGAATCCAAACAAAAACCATCGTGGATGAATATTGGACAATGATTGATATATCATATTATTTCCTAAATATGTGACCCCTCTGTAAAAAAGATGTTGTAAATAATACAAAAATCTATATAAATAACCATAAAAAATCATAAAATTAAAATTGTAAAACATGAGAATCTATATGAATTGCATAAAAAAATTGTGCAGTTACAACGTTCGTTCCAAAATATACAAAAATTGATTTTCATCACCATTCATTGATTTCATATTAGCTTTTCCTTGAACGATAAACCCATTTGTCTTTGCAATTTTCAATATGTTATCAATTGGCTCCATAAATAGGGTCAACTCATTTTGTCGTATATTATTTGTAGCCGCATCAGTAAATGTCTCTTTAACAACTACGGTATTATCATTTTTGAAATCATATTTTGCACGGTAATTAAAATCAATAAAATCGATATAAGTGTCAGTTATGCGTGATTTCGAATAGTTTTGCGGATTTGATATGTATGATTTTCCAGCAGAAACAGTTGCATCAAATTTGGAAGGTTCTACTAAATGAAGTATTAAATATCCTCCTGGTTTTAACCAAAAATAACAATTATTGAAAAACTTGGATTTGTTTTCTATTTCATATATTGTTTTATTTACACATAATACATGTGAAAATGTACTCTTTTCAAATGCTAATGAGTTAGATGCATTCTCACATTTACATTCATTCTCTGGAAATTTCTCTTGACATTTATCCACCATGGCTTTTGATTTATCAATACCATATGCATAATGTCCAGTGGACTTTAATTTATTTACTAAATCTCCTGTACCACTACCAACATCTAAAAACACACTTTCATTCGATGATTGTGTATTAGAATGAATGAATTTCAATAAATAATCAACTTGGTTCTCTGGTTTATGTAGTTTATCATATATTTCTGCATAAAAAATGTCATAAATGTTTTCATCGCGTTTCAAAACAAATTTATCTTTTTGTTCAAATCCTTCTTTGCCAAATTGAGAACAATAAAATTGTTTATAAAATGTGATACCCAATATAACAATCAATAATATAACTAATATTCGCAACCATGTTTTATTCGGATTTTTGGTTGTTAATAATGAATATAGATTAGAAAACATGATATTATATATTATATAATATTATACTTTTATGGATGTTTTTTTGCTAAATATATTTGATTTACATGTTTCGTAATTGAGTTCTTGTATGATTGAAAAATGTATCGTTACCGATTTGAGTATTCTCTACATTTGTATATGTTCTACCAACAAGTTGTGGTTTTGAGAACAAATCTGGATGAGGTTGAACACTTGGTTTGGAAACAACGGTAGTTTTATATAAATCACTATTGGATGATGGAACATATACACCTTGGTCGGCGCCATGTTGTAATGAAAAATATTGATTACGAAGATTGGTTTCAATATCAACATTGGACAAGAATCCTTGTGGTGGAGCGCGAGCATTTCCCGGATTGAAATTTTGTTCAATATCAAATTTTGGTTGAGGTGCTATCTTTTCATTTGGAACAGCACGTCTATCAATAATAGGAAACAAAGCATATTTTGTAGGAATTGGACGTGGGTCAAAATTGGATTGTAATGGTTGGTCTGGAAAAAATCTATCATACATACGTTCATTCAATTCATCAGTTCGTTCAAATTGACCATACAATATTCCATTGGGAATACCATATATACTTGAATTATTTTGAATATCCATTTTGCTAAATATAATATAGTTATATATATTATAACTTTTAAAAAATATAAAAATATTTAGCATAATTCTATAATACTATGCAAAATCAAGTAACAATAGTAACGGCTTTTTTTGATATAAATCGTGAAGGAAGAGGAGATGGGCGTAAGATATCTGAATACAAAGACTGGATACAAAAAACACTTCAATTGAATTGTAATTTGTATGTCGTAACCGAAGAAAAATTCAAAGATTTTTTCGTAGAAAATCGCCCTAAACAATATCCAATGGAAATGAAAATAATGAATTTCAAAGATTCTTATTATTACAGGTATTATGACAAAATGAAAGAAATATTAGAAAATGATTATTATAAAAATAAAATCAAAGACCCAAAACGGGTTGAATGTGTATTACCGGAATATAATATAATTCAATATTCTAAATTTCATTACTTGAAATTAGCAATAGATTCGAATCCATTTAAAAGTGATTATTTTTTCTGGATGGATGCAGGATGTTCTCGTTTCTTTTTGGATGTTGATATTTCAAAACCATATCCAAGTCAAAATGTAATCACATATTTGAATAACAATCCCAATAAATTTATTATTCAAAAACGACGGGATTTAGAATATTTTCCAATAGACGACAATTTTATTTGGAAATCAGATAATTTATTATCAGGAGGAATATTTGGTGGCGACGTAACTGTTGTAAATAAAATATCAGAATACGTAGAAGATGTAGTAATAAATATAATGTTCGCAAACAATAACGTAAACAATGAACAATTAGCATTGGCAATTGTTTGGAAAAAACACCCAGAAATGTTTTTTTTAACACAAAATTCTCCCTATTATCATTTAATATTATTTAAATTATTATCTTTATGATAATATAAATATATATCTATCTATATCTATATATTAATGGAACCTACAATTACTATTGTGACTGCTGTTTTTGATGTAAATTTTGGAGATGGACAATGGATACAGAAAATGTTACAATTGAATTGTAATTTATATGTAGTTACCGAAGAAAAACATAAAGATTTTATTTTACAAAATCGTCCTCAACAATATCCAATGGAAATCAAAGTCATCGATTTCAAAGATTCACAATATTATAAGTATTATGATAGAATCAAACAAATTTTAGAAAGCGACTATTATAAAAACAAGATAGAAAATCCCACTCGAATAGAGTGCGTATCACCAGAATACAACATATTACAATATTCAAAATACAATTATATGAATATGGCAGCAGAAGCAAATCCTTTTCAAAGTATCATGTTTTTCTGGTTAGGTGCATCTTCTTCTGAATATCTTGACAATATGATTCTTTCATCCCAATTTCCAAGTAAAATAGGAATAAATAGAGTAAAATCACAAAAAAAAATACTTTTTACACAAAATAACAATTTATACAAATACAATATTGATGGTGATTTTATATGGAAATCAGATAAATTATTATATAACGAAATTTTCGGCGGTGACGCAGAAGTTCTTCAAATTATTGCAGAAAAAATGGAGACTACATTTGTACAAGAGATGCTTGATAATAACAATGTAAATGATGAATCAGTTGCATTAGTATTAGTTTGGAATAAAAGTCAATTAAATAAAGTATTATTCGCATTATGTAATAATCCAACAAATCACATGTTTTTAATGAAATTATTATCATAAATTTCCAATAAATATATAAAAAACTAAATAAAAAGAGTTTGTTATATATTACTATATGAAAACCGCTGTATTATTTTTTGGTGAAATTCGTGGTGGGGAAAAAATTTGGCAAAATATATATGATAATGTAGTAAAACCAAACAATGCTGACGTATTTATGCATCACTATTATTATGACAACAATTTTTTAGAAAAGCAATCACCAGGTTTGAATGAATCATATAGAAAATATCACAAAAACAAGGGTGTTCATTTCAATCCACCTTCAAAATTATTTGAAATTTTCCAACCAAAACAATGTTTATTTGAAAAAAATAGAAATGATTATCATGAAAATGATGAATTCACGGAAATATCAAAGAAAACGACACACGATTTTTTTGGAGAAGGGAATCCGAAAAAAGAACATATTATGATGGCATATAATACAATTCGTAGTCAATCATATTCAAGAAAACAGGTCATAGAATTGAAAAAAAAATTTGAAGAAGAAAGTGGTTTCAAATATGATAATATCATTATTACACGACTTGATATCAATATTTTCAAACCAATGAGTATTGTTCAAAAAATACCAGATATAATAATTGCCCGAGAAATGTCATTTGATGCAATTTATGAACAAATTATTATGACTTCTTCATGTGTAATGGATATATTAGCGAAATTTCACGATGAGGTGGTTGAATTATACAAGAAACATATAAAACCAAATCATCCGTTTATGCAAAATGAATATTTTATTACATTGTTTATAAAAAAAAATGGAATTAATATTAGTCATTGCGATTTTCCATTGGATTATTCATCTTCGCGAAATGGATTATCCAGATTCAATGCAGATTATGTGACACCTGAAAATACTTCTACAATAAATCAATTGTATTGAATAAAAATATAAAGTTTTCTTCATTTATATTTTTATATTTTTTCTAATATACAATGTTTTCAAAAGTAATTATTTGGGGATTTCCATTACATACGCATACACATAGTTATATTCATTATGGATGGTTCAAAGGATTCAAACATTTAGGTTATGATACATATTGGTTTGATGATAAAAATTACCCTACGGATTTTGATTTCAATGATTGTTTATTTATAACAGAAGGATATGCTTCTGATAATATTCCCATTGTTTCTACTTCTATTTATTTTGTACATATAGCAATAGAACCTGAAAAATACATAAATAAAGTAAAACGATTTATAGAAATACGATATTTGGTGGATGGGATAAAGGATTGTAATTACAATTATATTCTAAACAAAGATAAATGCAATAAAATAAGTAATTGCACATATTATGAAAAACTCCATAATAATGGAGGTTTAGCAAAACATCACTACAATCCTATACCAATGGAATACGAATGTGTATATACGTGCTGGGCAACCGATTTATTACCATATGAAATTTTGGAGGAAAATATTTATAAACCAAAAGAAGAAAAAATATATTGGTTTGGTAGCGCAAATCAATATAATACTCGTGAAATTGCGATTTTTCATGAAGAGTGCAAAAAAAATGGTATAGATTTTGAATCAAACGACCCATGGCAAAATCCATTGCCATTTCATGTTGTACAAGAATATACAATGAAGTCATATATGTCCCCAGATTTTCGTAGTTCAGGGGATCATATAAAAAAAACATTGGGTGAAACTGGTACATGTCACAAACAAATAGGATATATAGCTTGTAGATTATTAAAATCTATCAGTTATGGACATTTAGGTATTACAAATTCGCGTCATGCATTTGAACTATTAGAGAAAAAAGTTATTTATAACGATAATGAGGCAATGTTATTTTATGATGCAATCAACGAATTGGATAATCATGAATTAATAAAAGAACAAATGAAAATCGTGCGTGAAAAACATACATTTTTAAATCGTATTTATGATTTACTTGCAGTTCTAGAAAAATAAAATATATTTATATTTATATAAATATATATCATATATAAAATATATAATATATGAAAATTCATGAATATATTAATAGCAATATATTGAGTGATTCAAATGTAATTACCCTTGAAAAATATACAAAATTAGTTGATTATTTAAAAAACAACGAAAAATATGTATATATTGATATGTCAGAAGATACTTTACAAAATAACAATATATTTGATATATTTTCAAATATAAATAATAAAATTGTTATCGTGAATAATCCAGACATTGATTTTCCACCACCAAAAAAACCATACTCTTATGATAAATATTTTAATACAAATATACTACCGACTAACTATATGAATATTGCATATAATGAAAAAATAGAAATGGAATTGTTAGATATAATAGAGAAAAATAATATATCAGTTGTAACACATGCATTATCAATAAACCATCCTAATATTATAAATATACCAATAGGAATATTTAATAAATTCAATCATTATAATTTAAAAATGAATAATAAAACTATACTATGTTATGCAAATTTTGGCATCAGTATTGATAGATGGTTCGGTAATCCTCGAAAAGATTTATTAAAAATATTACAAGATAAACCATTTGTTTTACAGGAAAATATACAAATACATGGTAGAACTACTACGTCAAATGAAGATTTTTATAAAATGATTTCTATGAGTAAATTTACATTATGTCCACGGGGATGTGGTATAGATACATATCGTTTATGGGACGCTATTTGTTTAGGGTCAATTCCAATAGTTGAAAAATATAGTGGACATGAACAATTCAACGATTTACCTATTTTATTTGTAAATAATTATGAAATTATTAGCGAAGATTTTTTGAATGAAAAATATACTGAATTTTTGCAAAAAGATTTTTGTTATGATAAATTATTATTTGAATATTGGGTCCACAAAATAAATACAATAAATCAAATGTAAAAATATTTTTCTGAATTTGTATATAAATACTTTTTGTGTGTTATTATTAATGAACCCACAAGAGTTCGGTGCATATTTACAATGTTATAAAAATCCATATGCTACATATAAATGTTTAGAATCTTTTCGTAAATTTTACCCAGATAATACAGTTGTTCTTCTTTCTGATAATGGATATGATTATACTGAAATGGCTAAATATTTCAAATGCGTATATATTCATTCAAATGAAAATATTCTACTCACATACAACAACCTTAATGATTCAGATAAATTTGAAAATTCATTTAAATTAATCGAACGAATAGTAAATGCATTTGAACTATGTTACGAAGAATATGTAATGTGGTTAGAAGATGATGTCTCTATAAATAAAACAATTACAGATGTATTTCGATATGATTTGAATGGGTTTTGTCCAAATCGTATATCCGATCAATCAATACAACGATTACAAGAAAAACACAATTTAGATACTAATAAAAAATATCATTTTACTGGGCATGGTGGAAGTGTTTTTAATAAGAAATTTTTTATTGAATCTATGAAAAATAAACAATTAATTCACGATATTATTGAAAATTGGGGTTATTATGATTTTCCATCAAATATTGGACAGGATTTTTTATTTTCTGTTATTATTACGTTGTATGGTGGAACAATTGGTCCATATCAAGGTCATTATGATTGTTATAATGGATTAAACCGTGATATTACAGTTCAACATCAATATAAAGTTTGGTATAATGTTCCACTACCAAATGAATTGAAATGTTTAATAAAAGAGGATGAACCAATTAAAAACAATATAGAAAAAAAAAAAAAAAAACATAAAACCAAAAATGCAATTTATATAAAAAAGTTATAAATATAAAGATTATTTTTATATTTATAAAAATGAAGTTACTCCATTTGACTTTCCATCTTGGATGTGAATTAGAAATAGAATATGTTTTTAAAAAATTAGGTCATGAAATTACAGCTATGAAATTTGACGATGGAATTACTGACCCGAATAGCACTCCATATGTACAAACAAAAATGTATGAAGTTACTCATAAACGAGCCCAAGATTGTTGGGAAAAATACAAAGATTATTTCAATACATTCGATGGTATTATTACATCTGATACATGTCCTACATCTCGTACATTCTTACAAAATAATTGGTCAAAATTACTGATAATATGGGTATGTAATCGATTTGATTATGCTATTCAACCTGAATTTTTAGACCCTGAATTTTACAGTTTATTACGTTCAATAAAAGATAGAAAAAATGTCTATATTTTTGGTAATACATTTATCGAGAACATTTATTCAGTAAATGTAAAAAACGTAGATATTGGTAATTTTGTTATCAAACCATTGGGAAAAAATAAAATTTCTGATTTTATGTATAAAACATATTCTCATGATGAAGCTAATGTCTTTTATGTACCACCTTACCAAAATGAAACCGTTTTATTGAATTTATCAGAAAAATTAGAATCGTTAGGTATTGAAAATAAATGTGAGAAATTCAAAGACCATATTTCTCAATTATTAGGCTATAAAGGTATTATATGTATTCCATATGCATGGTCAACTATTGCATTTTTTGAAAGGCTGCAATTAGGGTTAGTAACGTTTATACCAAGTGAACGATTTTTGATTGAATTATTTAAGGAAGGTAAATATTGGTTTCAACCGCCATTTCATATTGACCATCCTGAATTATTACAAGTATCTGAATGGTACGCAGCGGAACATAGAGATTTGATGGTATATTTCGATTCATGGAATGATTTAAAATTAAAAATAAAAAATACGAATTATCAAGAAAAAACTAAAACAATATTAAATTATGCCAGAATGCATGAAAAAGAAACATTGGAAAGGTGGAATCATGTTATAAACGATTATTTACGGACGATGCAACTTCAATCGACGATTCAACCATCAAATTTACAAAGTCCTTTTACAAATACTGAAAAAGATATAAACGTTGACCCTGTCGTAAACGTTGACCCTGTCGTAAACGTTGACCCTAATAAAAATTATGATAATAAAGTTGCTATAATATTGACATGTACAGTAAATCGTCAATCTAAAATAGTAGAACGTATACCAGGAGGACAATCTGATGAAAAAGAACGTTCAGAAACTTACATAAAATCTATTAAAAAATGGTTATATGAAACATCTCTTCCTATCGTCGTGGTTGAAAATTCTGGATATGAATTTCCCGAATTGGAATTTGAAAAAGAAATGTTCAAAGAACGTTTTGAAATGGTTTTGTACAACGAAACAACTTTACGAGAAGCGGCCTATTTGAAAGATAATCATTCAAAAGGGACCCATGAAGTTTTTTCAATATATTATGCAAAACACCAATCAAAACTCATTATACAATCTGCATGTAATTTTATTATTAAAGTTACAGGTAGATTTTATATTCCAGAATTTGAAAACTATTTGAAAAAACATGATTTATCAAAAATTCAAGCATTACGACAAAATAGAGCATTGAGCTGCCAAATTGTCGGATGCCACATAGAAATGTTTAATTTCATTTTCAACAAACGTTGTTTTTATAGAGAAGAATATGCTAAATATGAAAATGATTACATTGAAATTCTTTACAAAGATAAAATTGATAGTTTACCCAAAGAAAATATCTTAATTTGTCCTGTATTCAATATAGAACCCACATCTGGTGGATGTGGTGGAACAGTTACATATTTATAGATTTTCTACGATTTCCATGTATTTTTTAACTTCTATACTAATATCAAATTGAGTTATCCCATATTCACGAATGGTTTTTCGTTGTGAAACAGATATTTGTTTATTTTCAATTAATTTTTGTTTTATATATTCTAAATCATCTATTTTATTATCTTCTATGATGGTAATAAAATCCAATGTTTTATCTAAATTTTCGGCTGACGATTTGTTCACTACTATTCCTAAACCAGCTATCAACGCTTCTTTTACGACAAGAGGGTCTGCTTCGCCCTCGCTGATTAACAGTAGATTCGTATAATCCGTTAAATGTTCGTGTATTTGATTTCTTGACCATTCTCCTAAATAATTTGGCATCCAAGTTTTGAAAATTGGGTCGGCATTATTTCCTACAAAATCAATACTTTCTATATTTTGGAATTTGGATTGATTTTTTCGGGGTGTTATTTTTCCTAAATAAATCGTTTTGTCTAATTTTGGAAAAAAGGAAAATTTGAAAAGAGAACTATTTATTCCATTTTTTATTTTACGAATATATGAATGATTTGCGCCATACAATAAAAATGCATTTACATCTTTATCTGCTAAAACAAAATTATAAAACTGGTCTTGGTTTGTTAAAAATGAAAAAACACGGTTATATCCATCATTTACATGTTTATTTATTTGGTCAATGTACGGATAATGACTTGTAATTGCGATTTTAGGACATTTCAAATGATGTAAAATACTATAAAATACATCATAATGTAAATGGACAAAATCAAATTTACCATTGTTAACAGTGTTCACAATTTCGATCATATTTTTCGTATTTATGATGGTAACGTCATGTCCCAATTTATATAATTCGTTGTAATAATCCCATATCAATATTTCAACCGCACCCCAACCTGGTGGCGGTATTGGCATAATACCCGGACCAATAAGCGCGATTTTCATACGACCTATAATGATTGTATTAAATATTTTTTATATGAAAATAAAATATTTATTTATTTTGTTTTGCAAGAAATTCCAAATAATCTTTTGGATGACCATTGAATCCCCCACTGTTTGATGTACTTTCCTTAGATGCCTTGTGTTTTTTCAAAAAATCAATATATGCATCTGAATATTCAACTTTTTGTCCGAATGATTCTGGTAATTGACTACGAACCTCTGGTGGTAAATCATTTAAACCATTTCCTTTTGGAATCGGTTGTTCTACTGGGACTTCTGGTTTATCATTTTCTTGAATTGTATATTCAATACCATCGTTATTTTGGGATGACATTTATATACAAATATATATAATTGATTTTTATATTATTTTTTCTTAAAATTTATAAACAAGTTTCTATATATTTTTCAATAATTTTACCCCATGCAAAATTATCCATAGCATACTGATAAATTTCTTGGCGCATTTGAATACTTGTCAATCGATTCTCTATGATTTTGCGATATACAAATTGCAAATCATTCAACTTATCATTCGGTATAACAGTTATAAACGATTTTGATAAATCTAAATTTGCGGATGCACATTCACTTACTACAACGCCTAATCCTGCTATCAAACCCTCTTTAACGACAAGCGGGTCGGCTTCGCCCTCGGATAATAATACCAAATTCCCATAATTGGTAAGATTTTTATACAAGGTTTGTTTATCCCATTCTCCAAGATAGTTTTCATTGTTTATGTCAAAATCGGAATCCTGATAATTACCAATAAAATCAATTCCAGGCAACTTTTGATATTTATATTGTCCTTTGCGTTTTTCTATTTTTGCGATGTATACGCTTTTATTTGGATATGTCGGATTTATTGTAAAATCAAATAAATCTTCACGTGCACCATTACAAATAACATTGATTCTTTTATCAAATCCACATTTTCTATATACATCTTTTATATCATTGCTTATTACATTCAAAGTTACTCTATTCTGATATCCAATTACTTTTTTAAAAAAATTATTGTAGTAATATGAATATTGAGTTGCAAAATGTGGATGTGTAATATATGCATAATGACTTGTATACAATATGCGTGTACATTTTAAATAAGGCGCTATTACGATATAATCATCATACATAATATGGATTACATCCGGCATAGTATTATTACATAAAGTGATGACTTGTTGTAAATTTGGCTCATTTATAATGGTAGATTTAATTCCACGCTTAATCAGATTTTCATGATAGTCCCATATTACTGCTTCGACTGCACCCCATCCAGTTGGAGGTATTGGCTTTAAACCTGGACCTATTAAATAAACATGCACCATAATATATCTATATTTATCAATATATTATTAAATATTTTAATTATAATATAAATATATTGTTTTATTATTTCAATACAATAAATGAAAAAAAATAACTACATAGTTTCTTTGACTACTATTCCTGCAAAATTTGATAACTTATATTTAATAATTGATAGTATTATTAATCAAACATTTTTGCCTGATAAAATAATTATCAATATTCCAAAAATATACAATTTTAGAATGAATTCGACATGTATATCACAAAATAAAATAGATGAATTCGTAGATAAATATTCAAAAAATAATGTTTTCGTAAACATGGTCGACCAAGATTTTGGTCCAGGAACAAAATTATTAGGACTTTTTCATTCAAATATAATAGAAGAAAGCGATGATATGTATATTATTTTAGTAGATGATGATTTGATATATAAGCCATATATGATTGAATATTTTGATAATTATACAAAATGTAATGATAATATAGATGTAGCTTCATATTACGTTTATAATCATGAAGGTATAAATGTGGGACAAGGTGCAGATGGTTTTTTTATAAAAAAAAATACATTGAATGTTTTTTTACAATATTATAATGTAATAAACGAGGAAGATTATGTCCATTATCATGACGATTTTTATATATCATACTATTTTCATTTGATAAACAAACACATTTATTTTATTCAACCTCCACATTATTGTTTAATATATGATTTATCAATTAATAGTGATATAGATGCATTGCGAAATTTAGAAGGTAAATATAATCGAGGTAATTTAAATGTAAAATCAACCGAAATATTGAATAATTTAAAAAATAATGACAAGTTTACATTTTTATCTAATTTATAAATATAATATAAAAATATGACAAATAATTATTTATTATGACAACAATCGTTACATCCTATTTTCAATTGAATCAATCAAAGGCCTCTCATTTACAATATATTGAATGGATGAAAAATATGCTAATGATTGATAATAATATGGTTATTTTTTGCGATGAAAAATCAGAAGAAATAATAGATATGTTTAGAATTGGTAAACATGATAAAACCCGGATTATTATTACCAATTTCAAAGATTTTTACTCATATAAATATGCAAATCATTTTTTAGAACATTATAAAATAGATAAAGAGCAACATGTGGGACATAATATGTTTTTGTATATGATATGGAGCGAAAAATCACATTTCTTAAAGAGGGCAATCGAATTGGACCCATTTAAAACCGAATATTTTTTATGGGTAGATATTGGCTGTTTCCGAAGACCCAATACAGAATACATCAATTGGCCAAATCCTCAAACAATTAAAAACATAGATAAAAGAAAGGTGTTACTTTTATTAGTGCAATCATTTACACATGATGAATGGCAATGTAATCGTCTAGAAAAACTTCCTTCATTTCAATCAGCAAATCGTATTGGCGGTACTATATTTGGTGGTGGAAAAGACGTTTTATTGAAATGGCATGAAAAATACTATGAAATGTTGGAATATTTTATATCCATCAATAGATTCATTGGTAAAGACCAAAGTATCATGAATTCCGTTTACTTACTGAATAAACACATGTGTGAATTAATAACCTGGCAACCGGGTTGCCCTGACCCATGGTTTTACTTACAAGAATATTTACGTTGAAAAAAAAAAAATAAATGATAATAATATTATAACATTATGAATATTATTATTCCATTAGGAGGTAAAGGAGAACGTTTTGCAAAAGAGGGTTATACAAAACCGAAAGCATTAATCGATGTATTTGATAAAACAATGATTGAAACTGTTATTGATAATTTAAATATAAAAAAAGATTACCAATTATTTATGATTTATAATCCATATTTAGACGAAAATGATTTTGGGTTCTCGACTTATATAAAATCAAAATATCCTATGGTTCATTTAATTAAATTGGAAAATGATACGAAAGGTGCAGCAGAAACCGTTTATTTAGGTATTGAATCTATTTTCAAAAATTACCACAATAAATCTGATTTATTTTGGAATAAAACGATTTTACTTGATTGTGATACATTTTATACAGAAGATATACTGACTATATTCCGAAATTCTCTCGATAATATGGTTTTTTATACTAAAAAATACAATGAACCTCCAATATATTCATATATAACATTAGATAGTGAAACAAATACAATCACAAATATTGCTGAAAAACATAAAATTTCTACAAACGCAAACACTGGTGCATATGCATTTACATGTATGACATTATTACATAAATATTGCAAAATAATTCTGGATGAAAAACTATTTTTCAACAATGAACCATATACTTCATGTGTAATTTCTAAAATGTTGGAAGACGAGCATAAATTTGTTGGAGCAAAACTAAATGAAAAATGTGTTTTTTCACTAGGAACACCAAGTGAATTAAAAAAGTATACAGAAAATACGCATGGATTTCTATTTGATTTAGACGGAACATTAGTTATTACTGATGATATATATTACGATACATGGAAAGAAATATTAGACGGTTATAATATCACACTAACTCATGAAATATTCAAAAAATATATACAGGGAAATAATGATAAATATGTGGCAAAAACTTTGCTTTCCAATATCAATGTCAATTTAGAAGAATTATCTAATAAAAAAGATTGCATTTTTCTACAAAATATAGATAAAATTATAGTTATTGATGGGGTTCTCCAATTCATTCAAAAAATACACATGATGGGACATAAAATTTGTATTGTTACAAATTGCAATAGATTTGTAGCTGAACAAATTACAAAACATATTGGTATTTACAAATATGTTGATTATATTATTGCAAATGGTGAAACTGAACAAGCAAAGCCAAGTCCTATGCCTTATTTGTATGCAATGCAAAAAATCAATATGGAATCTTCGAAATGTTTTATTTTTGAAGATTCGAAATCCGGATTATTAAGTGCTAAATCTTCCAATCCTAAATGTTTGATTGGTATCAATACTGTATACACGAATTATGAACTTGAAAATACTGGTGTAAATTTATGTATATCAAATTATAATAATATTGATATTAATGATTTGTTCTCATATAACAATCAAGAAATCGATAATATTAAAAAATGTATAAAGGAATCACTTCCATTTGATATTACCGATATCATTATTGTTAATGATAAGTTGAAAGGTGGATTTATTGCAGATGTAAATCAAGTGCGAATTATCAAAATAGATGGAGAAGTGATTAATGCGGTTTTAAAAATCGAAAACAATCATGTTTCTGACTTATCTAAAATGGCAAATGCATTGCAATTATATGAAAGAGAATATTATTTTTATGACAGAATTTCACCCTATGTAAATATCAAAATTCCTAAATATATTTCTTTGGTGAAAAATGAAAATTATAGAAATATTGGAGTTTTATTGGAAAATTTGTTTTTGCAAGGAAATTACAAAGTAAATTTGAATTTAAACAATGAAAAAATAGAAATTTCCCTAAATATTATTGAACAAAT